TGGAGCAACCGCAGTGACGGACGCAGGCTTACAAACAGACGCGTTCGATTCGCTTGCATTAGGAAGCGGAACTGCATATTTTTTAAACGGTAACATACAAGAGGTTATTATCTACGAAACCAACCAATCCGACTACCGCACCGCCATCGAGGACAACATCAACAACTTCTACAACATCTACTCATAGTGAGTTATAGAAACGCTGTACCGCTAGTCTACCTTTCTGCGATAACGCATATCTTACACGGTAGTTAAACTTGGTTTCGTCTCGGAATAAGTGATCCTCCAGGGTTTGAGACGGTGTTAGCTTATCGAAGTGCTTATACAGATACCCCAAAGACACTAAAGGATATATCATCCTGTCAGCCAGGTTCTTCTTATTCATTCCATATTCTCCCGCTACCCAGGATATAGTAAAGAACTCCAATTCGTAAACGAACAACATAAAGTATAGGTAGCTCTTTGTGATCTCGCTTCCGTCAACAAACTCTTCTGTAGCGCTTTTAAGGTTTTTTAAATAGTTGTTTTTGACGAACCTAGAGGGCATCTTTGAAAAGTCCCTGAACATCCTTGTTTTCTTGATTTGAGACCTAGGCATATTAATTCGTATATTTGACTTAAACAAATTTACATCATGAACCCGAAAGACACCCTCTTCTTTGCCGAAATGTATTCCCTCGTCAAAAAGATGGAGGAAACGATCGAGGAGTTCGAAATGAAAGATCGCACCTTAGCCACTATAGTGGTGGGAGTTATAGACCTTGATGCTGTTGAGGTTGGTGACGAAAGCGCAGAAATGAAAACCATGTACAGCTTTAACCTAGAGAGTAGGGAGGAACTGGAAACAGTTAAGCAAGTAATGGACAGCGCATATCAGGAAGACGACTCATTAGACGACCTGCTTGGTGATTTGGGTATATCCCTAAACTAAAATGGAAGGACTTATAAGAAAGATTGTGGTCGGACGAGACCCTAAAAACGGCATGGCTTATTATGTAGGTATGCGGGCTGGATCTGGGGAGGTATCAGCTATCGTTGAAGACGAAAGACAGCTGCACAAGTTTGGAAAACAGCGATACCTTATATATATTGAAAACGACGAAGGCACTATGCTTTGGAAGGCTGTAGATGAAATGCCTTGTGTTCTTGAATTTGATTTAAATTTTTAATGAATGAAGACTTTTAACTTATTTGTAGTCGAGTTAGAAAAGACTATAGACGACACCATCACAACGAGTGGCGGATTGGAATTATACGTAGATAATAGATTTAATGAATTTGAAAACAGAATTACAGAAGGCCCTGTCGTGGCTGTCCCGTTTAAGTACGACACTGGTGTCAAGCCTGGCGACACGCTTTACTTCCATCATCTCGTGGTTGTCAATGAAGGTCAGCCACTTACTGGTGATGACAATCACTACCTTGTCAGATATGATGAAGATCATGCTATCAATAATCAAGCTATTGCTTTTAAAGACAGTAGTACTGGTAATGTCCACCCTCTTGCGGGTTGGAGTCTTCTTGAGGCTATTGAAGAAGAAGAAGTTCAAGAATCGAAGATTATCGAGGTTGTCAAGCTTAGCGAGAAGCTACCAACAAGAGGTAGGGTCGCGTTTTCGTCTTCTGGGATTGAAGAGGTAGGTCTTTCCGTGGGGGATGTGGTTGGATTTAAAGAAAATCGAGACTACAGAATCACCATTGATGGAAAGGAATATTATAGAACCAGGGTTGAAGACCTGCTTTACAAAGAAGTTTAATGGCTAGTAAATTTACTACCGTTAGCGCCGCTAGAAGGCTCATGCAGAGCATGGAGATAGCGATCAACAACATGATAGAAGAAGTCAAGAAGCCAGTGGACCCCGAAGCGGGGGGGTCTGCGCGAAAGGCCGAGCTCCAATCCATAAAGCAAACTGCTATTGACTGTAAAGAGCTTTTGGTGGAGCGCCAGAGGCTAGAACAAATGGTTAAAGAACTAAACGACAATGGAGAAATCGAAAAAGACAAAGACTACTCAGGAGGATTCGCAGAAAGGTTCTCCAAGTAGCGCGAGCGGACTTATATACTGGGACGACTATAACTTTGACAATCAGTCAGTTACAACCGACCACATAAAGGTATACTTTAAGCTCTCTTAGCTCAGTTGGTTAGAGCATCCGACTCATAATCGGCAGGTCCCAGGTTCAAGTCCTGGAGGGAGCACATGCACCAGTAGCTCAGTTGGATAGAGCATCTGCCTTCTAAGCAGACGGTCACAGGTTCGAATCCTGTCTGGTGTACGAATTAAATTAAACAATATGCCCGATCTAATTTGCGATAAGTGTAAAGCAGAAAAATCTGTAAGAAGCCTAACCATGAAGTTCCGAAATGGTAGTGTCTACTACCCTGAAGGACAGTGTGAGTGCGGTGAACAAATGGAGATTAAAAACCCTAAAGAAGGCGTACCTTCGCTGGGAAGGATGAACTCACACGGACAGAGTTATTGATGTCTAATTTAATCGACATAGAAGGTTATGAAGCTAAGGGGATTAAGATCGACCCTAACGGTACAGAAGGAGAAGCTATCGAGCTCCACGGGTTACTCGTGGTACTCCCAAAGAAACCGAGTAAATCGGAAATTCTCTTCCATGACCAACCAAAGAGGTTGCAGCTGTGGAAACGCACACCTATGCCAGAGGAAATGCGTAGGATACGCAGTATGGATGAGTGGCTCGAAAAACCTGCCGAGTTTCGGAACAAGTTTCGTTCTTACGTCGAACAAGAGTTTCAGCGTAGGCGCGACGGTGTATGGTTTTACAATAATGGGGAACCTACGTATATTACAGGGAGACACTATATGTTTCTACAATGGTCTAAAATTGATATCGGATACCCATCATACCTTGCTTTCCAAAAAGACATCTTTACGCACATGGCTGCTTGTGAAGCTGACCCTCGTTGTTTCGGTCAGCTTTATACTAAGTGTCGTCGTTCTGGCTACACTAACATATGCTCTGCTGTCCTTGTGGATGAAGCTAGTCAAGTTAAAGAGAAGCTTCTTGGCATACAGTCGAAAACTGGTAAAGACTCGCAAGAAAACATTTTCATGAAAAAGGTGGTTGCGATCTTTCGCGGCTACCCATTCTTTTTCAAACCCATCCAGGACGGTACTACAAACCCCCGTATGGAGCTGGCATTCCGTGAGCCGTCCAAGCGTATAACCAAAAACAATAAAACATCCCATAGGGGTGACGCTCTTAATACGGTTATAAACTGGAAGAACACCACTAATAACGCTTATGACGGGGAGAAGCTCCACATGTTATACCTTGACGAGGCTGGTAAATGGGAAAAACCAACCGACATTAGAGAAGCCTGGAGGATTGAGCGTACTTGTTTAATCGTAGGTCGCAAGGTGGTAGGTAAAGCGATCGTGGGTAGTACGGTAAACCCCATGAATAAAGGAGGTGAGGAATACAAGGGACTGTGGTATGATTCTGATCCTAACGAAAGAAATAATAACGATAGGACAAAGACGGGTCTTTATAGAATATTTATCCCAGCCTATGATGCCCTAGAGGGTTTTTTTGATGTATATGGTAACTCCGTTGTAGAAGACCCACCCCAAGACGTACACATACACGGTATAGACGGGGACCTTATTGAAATTGGCAGTAAGACTTACCTCAAAAATGAACGCAAGTCCTTCAAAGACAACCCATCTGAATTAAACGAGGTTACTAGACAGTTTCCTTTTACTGAAGATGAAGCATTCAGAGATAGCATTGAGGGCAGTTTATTTAATATAGGAAAGATATACCAGCAGATAGAGCACAACGAGGAGCTGTATCCTAACCCTGTGGTTACAGGAAACTTTACCTGGAAGGAAAAAGACAAAGAGGTTGTTTTCTCCCCTACGCCTAACGGTAGGTTTAGGGTTTCTTGGATGCCTGACCCCTCTGAAAGGAATATTTTGAAAACAGAAAGAGGTAAAAAAATAGCTCCGTTTGCTTCTTATGGCTGCGGCGGAGTTGACTCCTATGACTTGGATGCTACAGTAGATAATAGGGGATCTAAAGGAGCGCTACACATGTACAATAAGTTTAGTATGAACCGCCCCTCTAATATGTTTGTTGTGGAGTATGCATCTAGACCAGACCTAGCGAGTATATTCTATGAGGACGTCCTTATGTGTGCGTTTTATTATGGGTATCCTTTACTTGTAGAGAACAATAAGTATGGTATCGTAAGGTACTTTGAGTCAAGAGGTTACGATGGATACCTAATGGATAGACCTAGGCATCTCATGAGTAGCTCTTCTCATGTAAACGTAAAGACAAAAGGAATACCATCTAACTCCCAGGATGTGATACAGTCTCATGCTCAGTCTATAGAGAAGTATATTCATGATCACGTTGGTATAAATCACGAAAGCGGAGAGACTGGCGCCATGTATTTCAACAAAACCCTTGAGGATTGGATTGGATTTAAAATAGACAAACGAACTAAGTTTGACTTGACCATTAGCTCAGGGTTAGCTTTACTTGCGGCTCAGAAGGAGAAAGAAAAACCTAAATCTGACTTTAATGAAAAGGTGTTTTTTAGAAAATATAAGGTCTAACGACGATTTGTTATATTTGCAGAATATGCATAATGCAAGTAAATTATGAGCCTCGATAAAAATAGCAAGCATTCTTTCCCAAACCCTCTAGCGGACGCATCAACTAAAGAAAGCATGTCTTATGGGTTGCAGTATGCAAAAGCTATTGAAAACCAGTGGGGCAAGATAAAAGAGTCTACATCCCTTTACGGTAGAAGAAACGCGATATTCGAAAGAAGCCGAGATTACGCTAACGGTACTCAAGACACCAATATATATAAGAAGCTTCTTCGTTCGCTTAATCCTAACGATGGAGACGGAAGCTTAATGAATATGGACTACACTCCTGTTCCTATTCTACCTAAGTTTGTTAGGGTTGTTGTAAACAAAATACTTTCTAAAGATCCTTACCCAAACTTAGAAGCTATTGACCCTCTTTCTTCTTCCGAAAAGAACAACAAGAAAAGAAGGATGGAGATTCAAGTTGAGGCAAAAAAACAATTGCAGCAACTTAAACAGCAGACGGGTATGGTAATTGGTGAGGACCCAGATCAACTTCCAGACTCTCTGGAGGAGGCTGAGATCCTTTTAGGTACTAACGTCAAAACTGATGCAGAGATTGCCGCTCAGATAGGAACTAACATGACCCTTTCTTGGAACAACTTCAATGACGGGACTCTACGGAGATGCGTTAATGACCTCGTTGCTCTAGGTATGTGTGTGGTTAAAAGAACTAATGATCCTAACCACGGGATTAAGACTGATTACGTAGATCCTTCTACGTTTATTCACAGCCATACAGAGGACCCGTTTTTTGAAGATTTGATATATGCGGGTCATGTTAAGTCTATCTCCATTCAGGAGTTAAGAAGAATATCTGCTGGTGAGATTACAGAAGAGCAGTTAGAGGAGCTGGCTAAATCTGTTAAGGGTAAGTACGGTAACAACCCAAGTTCTTTTGGTAAAAACAGCTATAATAACCTGTCCCAAAGGACTGATTATGGTTATGACGAGTACATGGTAGACGTTCTTGAATTCGAGTTTATCTCTGTTGACTGTATTTATTTTGAAGAGAAGGAAAATCGTTTTGGTAACGTAAACTTCTTTATGAAGGGATTTGAATACTCCGAAAAACCAGGTAGTGTGTATGAAAGAAATCCAGTTAAAATGGATGTCGCTACCGTGTATGGGGGTATGTATGTCATGAACGGATCTAACATCGTATTTAATTACGGAAGGTCTAAGAACGTACCAAAAAATATACACGATATATCATCTGTGAGGTTGTCTTACTCTCCAGTGGCTACCAACATTCGGGACATGATGCCGAAGTCTATGGTAGAAAGCTGTACTGGATTTGCTGACATGCTTCAGTTGACTCACTTGAAGATTCAGCAGGCTATTGCTAAGGCAAAGCCAGACGGATTGATCATTGATATCGAGGGATTGGAGAATGTACAACTGGGTAAAGGCGGAGACCTACAGCCTTTGGACTTGCATGATATCTACGAGCAGACTGGTGTATTCTATTATAGAAGTAAAAACCCAGAGGGAGGATTTCAGAACCCTCCAGTAAGAGAGATAGGTAATAGTATTCGGAACATTAATGAGCTGATTGGTCTGTACAATCATTATTTAAAAATGATTCGAGACGCTACAGGCGTTAACGAAATGATGGACGCCTCCACACCGAAGGGTGATACCTTGGTGGGTGTTCAGCAGAATGCTATCGCAGCAGGTAATAATGCTATATACGATATCACTAATGCGTCTATGATTCTTTACAAAAAGGTTTGTGAAGATATAGTTAAGTGCTTGCAAATCATACCAGAAGAGTCTGTTCTTCATGAGATATACAGTAATGCTATAGGCAAAGAAAACATGGCTGTTCTTTCTTCATTCAATGACCTCCCTATGTACAACTTCGGTGTACAGGTGGTGAAGGAAATGGAAGACAAAGACAAGGTATACTTAGAGCAAAATGTTCAAATGGCTATTCAACAAAAAGAGATAGACCTCGAAGATGCGATTGCCATTAGAAACATGAAAGACGTTAACCAGGCTGAAAGGCTTTTGGTGGTAAGACGTAAGAAGCGTATGGCTCAGCAGCAACAAATGGCGGCTCAAAACTCACAGATGCAAGCTCAGCAAGCGCAGCAAGCCGCTCAAGCCGCTTCGCAGGCTAAGATACAAGAAATGCAAATGGAGGCTCAGCTAGAGGCTCAGCAAATGCAGCTTAAGACTCAGCTTGAAGGTCAGCTAGAGGAGGTGAGGCATCAGTTTAGGAAGGAAATCGAGATCATCAAAGCTCAGGCTACTCTTGGTTTTAAGACTGATGATCAAGAGTTTAAGGAAAAACTTGAAGTTTTAAAGGAAGACAGAAAGGACGATAGAGTAAAAAAGCAGGCTTCTGAGCAAAGCAAATTGCTATCTCAGCGTCAAGGAAACAGGGGTGAACTCCCAGAGTCAGGGGATAGCGTAGACAATATTGTAAACTCATTATTAGGATAGCATGGCAGGTAAAGTAAACTTAGATGTAGCTGAAAAGCTTGACATCACTTGTAGGAGAGGAGACACCTTCTCCATTAGCCTTACGTTAAATGATTCTAGTGGAACCGCTTTAGATTTGACTGGATATGAGTTTTTAATGGACGTGAAAACTAATCCCGTTCGATCTCGAACAGGAGTTTCTGAAAGGGAAGTGATTGCTTCTAGCAGTCTTTCTTCTTCTACCTCGAATGCCAAGGCTTTAAGCGAAGAGCAAAAATCAAAGCTAAGCAATGGCTTTGTGTTTAGCGACGGCACTACTTTTGGTACTGTTACTGTTTCAGCTTCAGCGGATGTCATGAACGAACTTCCTGTTGGCTCCTTTACTTATGACATTCAGCAAAAAGTTAACGATGTAGTAACTACTATATTAAGGGGTTCGTTCGCTGTAAACGAAGACATTTCAAGATAACATGGCTATAACGGTTACAACAAACGGATCTACTTCAGTAACAGTAACGGCTCCAGCCTCAAGCTCGATAGTAGTAACAGAGAAAGGCATTAAAGGGGACAAGGGCGATACAGGGGACCAGGGCATTCAAGGGGAACAAGGCATCCAAGGCGTCCAGGGGATCCAGGGAGCTTCATCTTCTCCTTTTTGGTTTTTTGACAATCAGGTTATCAACCCTTATATGGCAAGAGCCTACACAAGGATTGGTTTCGACAAATTTAACATTGCTGACGCCAATAAGTTTTTTATAAATCACTACTCTTTAGCTGAAGATAATTTTGCTTCTTGGATTGCTAGTTGGGACGACAACATAAACTCAACCAATGAGATAGGGACGCTTTCTTTGTCTAATGGTACAGACACAATTGTTTATAAGCTTTCTAATCTTGAGTCTCAACGCGGATCAGGTCTTACCCTAACCTCTGTATTTGACGCTACCTTTCAGGGCGGTTCTTCAAACTCGTGGACCCACGGAGACAGTATATACATCTCTTTTTCCAAGATAGGTGAGGGGGGTGTTGTAGGTCCAGGCGTTCCATCAGGGGGCGTCGAAGGGCAGGTTATTGTTAAGCAGAGTGCATCTGATTTCGATACAGCATGGGATTATGTAGAGTCTGTTTATTTACAAATTCAAAACAACGAAGGCAGTACTTTGTCAGCTGGGTCTCCTTTATATGTTAAAGGTATTTCTGGGTCAAGCATTCTTGTAGGTGCAGCTGCGTCTAACGACGCTTCAAAAATGCCTGTCATCGGTATTCTTTTGGAAGAGACGCTTGATGGTGCAAATGGAGAAGCTATTGTAGCTGGGCTGTTCAACAAGACAATTTCTGGGCTTACGGGTGTTTCTGTCGGGGATGTAATTTACGTTTCTTCTTCTGGTGTGTTGACTACCACAAAGCCAGCAGCAGCTACCGACCTAATTCAGAACGTAGGTATTGTGCTACAGACTAACGGTAGCAATATTCAAAAAATGAAGGTGTCTGCCATTGGTAGAACCAACGATATACCAAACTTAGAGAGTGGCAAATTCTTTATTGGAGGTGGGGCCGCTGGTCAAACATCTAATTATACGCTACCTATATCTGATGGAGTCGCAAATCAACTGCTTCAAACCAACGGAAGCGGTGCGGTAACCTTTTCCACCCCCACAACAGACCATGTGTCTGAAGGATCTAATCTTTACTACACAGAAGCTAGGGTTTCTGCCAACTCCTCTGTAACTACCCTTGAGTCTGGCTTAGCGTCTGAAATCACGCAACGCGCTTTGGGTGACGCTTTGAACCAGAATGCGATCAATACGCTTAACGGCCAGTTTTCTGTCTTGTCTTCAGACGTAGCCGCAAACACATTAAAGACATCCTTTCCAGGGTTCGGAACTTCAGCTGGAACAGCACTAGAAGGGGACACAGCGCTTTTTGATGGAAGCTACACATCGTTGTCTAACGTTCCGTCCACATTTACTCCGTCGTCACACGTACACACGGCTAGTGAAATAACGGACTTCGACACAGAAGTAAGCAACAATACGGATGTAGCTGCAAACACAATTAAGGTTGGTTACACAGACGCGGCAGTAGATGCAAGAATATCAGCCGCTAACATAGCTGATCTTAACGATGTTCCAGCTATAGGGACAGCGGGACAGGTGTTAGTTGTAAACTCAGGAGCCACAGGGTTAGAATACGCTAATCAGACTGGGGGAGGCGCTTCTGCAATAGACGATTTAACTGATGTAGACACTAGCACGACAGCCCCTACAAATGGTCAGGCTCTTGTGTGGAATTCTACAAACAATGAGTGGGAGCCTGGAACTGTATCAGGTGGAGGAAGCTCTCAATGGACAACTACAGGAAGCGACATCTACTACAACACAGGTAACGTAGGTATTGGAACTACGACACCTGCTGAGGCGTTGGATGTTGTTGGAAAAGTCAACATTACAGACGCTAGTAATAACGTATTAATATCTACAGGGAATAGCACTATTACTGCAAGCAACACAGTAGCAGTAGGCTACCAAGCATTAACAGCGCTGACTACAGGTGCTGGTAATACGGCTGTTGGGTATCAGGCAAACGTAACTCAAACTCAGGGATCTAACAATACAGCCCTAGGCTACCAAGCTAATGCTGGGGGCGTTTCTACAAGCAATTCCGTTGCGATTGGTCACAACGCTATTGCATCAAATAATAGATCTATAGCTATAGGTAAAGATGCATACGCCCCTACGTATGACGTTATAGCTATAGGAAATGAAGCAGGACCTCACGGTGGAGGCAATCCAGCACAATCTGTATGGATAGGCAAACTTGCTGGATATAGCAATGGAGGGAACGGCAACGGAAATAATGTAGGTGTAGGCCATCAGGCAGGAAGGCTTAGTAACTCTATGTATAATGTTTACCTAGGGACAAATGTTGGCTATCATGGCGGTCAAGGATTCAACACCTGGGTTGGCGCTAGTTCTGGCTCTACAAGCGGCAACGCATCTGTAGTTACCCAAAGCGTCGCTGTTGGATACCAAGCCTCGTCTGGCAACGCTGTAGGAGGAGTCGCTGTTGGATACCAAGCTGGAAATGGATCAGCTACAGCTGACTACACAGTAGCTGTCGGTTACGAAGCATTAACAGCGCTGACTACTGGAGCGGGTAATACGGCAGTTGGGCATCAGGCCTCTGATGCAATGACTGTATCCGCTTATACTACAGCTTTAGGCTACGAGGCATTAAGCTCTGTTAACGCCGTTGATACAAATGCTGATGGTTCCACAGCCGTCGGCTATCAAGCTTTAACTGCATTAACTACTGGAGCAGGCAATACGGCAGTTGGTTATCAATCTGGGGCTGCTTTGACTACCGCATCTAACAATACGTTATTTGGTTACTTAGCGGGAAACTCTGTAACCCAGAGTGATAACACATTAATCGGTTATCAAGCTGGCAAAGCCCTTGGGTCTACAAGCAGCTCGAATAACGGTAACACCCTTATAGGGGCTAATGCTGGATATTTGTCCCCCTTTCAGACAAACAACACATACATAGGCAAAAATGCTGCTAAAGGTAACGCTGGTAATAATAGTTATTCAGCGGTTGTTATTGGAGCTGGTTCGGCTCCCTATACCACATCAGGGCAGACGCATACGCAGTCCGTTATGGTCGGTGCCGACATTGGCATGTCGTCAGGGAGTCAAGGACAAGTAACACTATTAGGTTGGGGAGCAAACAGGTTTGGAGGAAGCGGAACTGTAGGTATTGGTCATTCAGCTGCTTATAATGCAGGGGGCAGTAACAACGTAGCCATAGGGCATGGGACTACCCTTGGTGCTTACAACACTCCGTCCTCTACAAAAACCTTGAATGTTGTTATAGGTAAAAGTTCGGGTGCCGCCCTTTCGTCGGGGGGCAATAACGTTTTCATTGGGAGTTATGCTGGAAGCTCTATTACCTCTGGTTCGTATAACGTTTTCATTGGTGACAATGCTGGAAACTCAGCAACTCCAGTCTCCAACAAACTATACATAGAAAACAGCAACTCCACCACCCCGCTTATCTACGGGGAGTTCGATAATGATATCGTTAGAGTAAATGGTACGCTACAGGTAGGCGATCCAGCAGGTACAGGATACGCCTTACCAGCGGCTACAGGAACTACAGGTCAGATACTTTCGGTAAACGCTAGTGGAGACCTTGCTTTTGCAGCAGCAGGAGGCGGAAGCGGCACAGTTACAAGCATTACAGCAGGCACAGGCTTAGACGGAGGAACCATTACGTCTTCTGGAACGATTGATTTAGCTAATACAGCGGTAACAGCGGGAGCCTATACAAGCGCAAATATCACAGTAGACGCTCAGGGTAGAATTACTGCGGCGGCTAACGGAAGTGGAGGTGGAGGAGGAGGATTAGGCGGTGCAGATCAGACCCTCACGGCTGACAGAACCATCGACACCAACGGCTTTAATCTCGATATCGAGCTTGACCCAACAGGCACAGCAGATACCTTTACAATCCACGACGGTACTCACGACCTATTTCAGGTAGATACCAGCACAAGCGGCACACTGTTTAGTGTAAACGATGTTTCTGGATTGCCTAAGCTCGAAGTAGATGAGACTGAGGGTGTTATTGCTAAAAGCATTAAAGTAGATGACTCAGCATTAACAGCTGCTGGTCAGTACGGTAAGGGTGCAGAGATTTGGTATCAAGGTACCTCTACCCCAACTGCTGGTAGTGTTTATTACTTAGATAGCTCAGGGAATTGGGCTAATACAGACGCAAGCGCTGTAGCTACAGCTAAAGGTATGCTGTCGGTTTCGGCAGGAGTAGATTCAGACGTTGACGGGATGGTAATTAAAGGATTTGTGTACGTAGGTACCGATCCTGGAGGTAGTGTAGGGGATGTTGTTTATCTTAGCGAGACAGCAAACCAACTAACTACCACTCCCCCAACAACAGCTTCTGCTGTGGTAAGAGTATGTGGTTATAAAGTAGGGACTAACATAGTCTACTTCGACCCATCTAAAGATTGGATAGAGCTCAGCTAATATGGCTATAGACAAGATATCAGGTACAGCATGGACATCCATATCCAAACTGGGTAGTGTCAGTACAGGAGCAATAGCTAATGTATTAGGGCAAACACCTCCAGGCCCTGCTGTGTCTTACCCAACCATAGATTCACATGTAAACACTACATTGGGAAGTGTATCTAGTTGGACTATAAACCATCAAAACCCTACAGCTGGGCAGCTCATACTCCTTATATGTCTTGGGGATGAAGGTTCATACAACCACACCCTCAACAGCAACTTGACTAATATGACAGCCTCTGGCTTTACAAGCGAGATAGACAGAGGTTCTTATAATAACTGGCCTGGAATAAGCGTAGAATCTACAATCAATGTACTATGGAAAGTAGCTACAGGAAGTGAAGGAACTAGCTCTATATCCATGAGTCAAGACTTAGCAAGTTATGTTACTGTATGGTATATACTAATAGATGGAGCTAACACAACAACCCCGATAAATGTAATTAGCACTGCTAACGCATCTGATTCAGCATCTGTTTATTCTAATCCCCCATCTCTAGCTCATAACGGAATAACAACAACTACAAATGACTCCTTAGTATTTGCTGTATTTGCTTCAGAAGGTGCAGGATTTGAACCATTTACTGTCAGTGGGACTGGATGGCCTACATCTTTTACAGGAGAGGCTGACTCCCCAAGCAGTGGAACAGATTACAATGTAGGTGTCTCTGGGGGTTGGACAACAAAAGTAATTTCTACAGCAGGAGCATCTGGTTCTATAACAGCAACAGGACAGACATTAGCCGCAGGTGGATACATGCAAGCAGTTTCATTCGCAATACAACCATAATAATGCACTTCGAAAACAGACATTACGTAGTCTTTGACCTCTCAGAGGTAGACACGATCGACTTCTCAGAAGTCATGGAGACATCAGCAGACACGCTGAGAAATAACTTGGCTAACACGCAGAGCTTCGTGAAGTACGAAGGGGACCAACCACCTTCGGTAGTTGCTCTCACTACAAAGTCACAGGAGTACACTCACGAAGATATCCTTGCGTTGCTCGCTGGAACTGACTGGACTGACCCTAACGCAGAGATCTAAATGGGTGGGTTCGCAAATAACGCACCTATCGTAACCGATGGGCTAGTATTCTATGTAGACGCAGGGAACAGTAAGTCGTATCCTGGTAGTGGGACTACGTGGAGTGATTTAGTAGGAGGTAATGACGGCACCTTGACTAATGGGCCCACGTATGACTCTGGTAATGGAGGGAGTGTTACTCTTGACGGAAGCAATGATAGGGTAATTTACCCTTTTAATGAGTCTTTAAATCCTCAACCTACAGATGCGTTTTCTGTTTTTGTTTGGTTTAAAGATTTAGATTCAAGTGCTGGAGCCATATTATCAAACATGAACGTTTCAACTAATTACTCAGGTTGGGATTTATGGAGACAAAGCAGTGGCAAACTCGCGGTTCATATTATTAGTTCCTGGTCTTCTAATGCATTTAAAATTACAATAAATCAGAATGCATCTTTAGGCACATGGACTTGTTTTGGGTATACTTATGACGGCTCATGTCCTACCACCAACTCAGACGCTGTAAATTCTATAGATTTCTATAAAAATGGTTTAATCCACACAAGTGGGAAACAACATGTAGGAGGAGGTAATTTCTCCAGCTCATCAGAAACTACTAACTATGGAACTCAGGTTTTTGAGATAGGTTCAAGAAACGGCTCACAAATTTGCGGGTCTACAATATCTAATGTAAGCTTTTACAACCGAGCCCTATCCGCCTCAGAAGTCCTTCAAAACTACAACGCCCTTAAAAACAGATTCGTATGAGTTACAAATATGGACCAAGCATAGTGACGGATGGGTTGGTGTTCTACGTGGATGCAGCTAACGATAATAGCTATCCAGGGACGGGTACTACGTGGTCAGATTTGATTGGGGGGAATGATGGTACGTTGACTAACGGTCCTACATTTGATTCTGCGAACGGTGGTAGTATTGTGTTAGATGGAGCCAATGACTACGTTGAGGCAGGGCCAATTCAGCCCGCGCAGTTTACTTTGAGTTGCTGGTTTAAAGCAACTGGTGCTCCATCTAACAATGATAGCAATGGGGGCTGTCTTATGGCTTCTGACCCTCAGCTTACTGGGACATTACCGTGGTTTATGAGCCACTCTTACCTAAACCAAACTTTCACGCTTTATGTTGAGACCCACACCGATCCGTTACGAACCGCTTCCAACTCGGTCGCAAATAATCAAGTTCATTTAGCTACAGCCACATACGACGGAACAACAGGGTCTATTTATTTAAACGGTCAGTTTTTGGATTCAAAGTCATTTAATACCCCCACATATAACACTAGCGGAAACAATAATGTTCAGATAGGTAGGTGGGGATACAGCAGCTATCAAAGGCATCTTAATGGAAATATCTATAATGCCTCCATCTACAACCGCGCCCTTTCTGCCTCCGAAGTCCTCCAAAACTACAATGCACTCAAAAACCGTTTCGTATGAGCGTAAAGAATAGAAATAGTGTCGTTACAGACGGGTTAGTGTTTTATGTAGATGCTGGGAATGGGGATAGCTATCCTGGATCTGGGACTACTTGGTCAGACTTAGTGGGTAGTAATAACGGTACCTTTTCTGCCACCCCAACAACAGACTCAGGGAATGGAGGTAGTATTGTGTTTGATGGGGTTGATGATTATGCCATATCTTCTGATTCTATTTCTTTTACAGATGGGGGTCAACGAAGTTTTGAAGTTTGGATAAAGCCTTCTTCTCCATATGGTAATACCTGGCAATCTGTCATCTGGACAGGCCAAGTGGCAAACAAAAAAATATTTGAAATCTTATTAGGTCAAAACCATCCTACAGAAGCAAACTTTAGAGCAGTTGGCCATTATTACGGAGGTGGAAACTCAATGATTGATGTCAACAACACCTATAATGTCGTGCCAAATCAGTGGAATCATATTGCATTAACTCAAAGCGACACTACCCATAAGATATACGTTAACGGCTCTCTTACAGCAACCAAAACTGGTACAGATATTACTGATAGTTCTTCTGGGCAAATACGAATAGCTATAGAAGGGTACAGTGCATTTGATTATTGTAATGCCAGTTATGGGGTTTGCAAATACTACACAAAAGAGCTTTCGGCCACAGAAATCACCCAAAACTACAACGCGTTAAAGAATAGATTTATTTAATTATATTTGCACTTATAAAACATCACTATGGCATTTTCATTTCAATCAAAGTCCTGGTCTATCGAAGGCGAAAAAGAATTCGAGAATCACTTCACGATTCTAAATCCAACCCTATCTGTTATGCAGGTGAGCGTTCATGAAGAGAACGTATACATCAGCATGAAAGCAGTAGAAAATGGAGGCGTATTCGTACACAACCTAAACGTTCAGTACAATAATGCTGCTGGAGAAACAGATCTCGACGTAATTGTAGATGCTGCGATTGCACAGGCATTTCCTGAGGCTACTTTAGATAGCTGATAATCAAAACATTAGAAAACAATTAAGGCCCTAAGTGGGTCTTTTTTGTTTTTATTATCTTTGCAATATGCGCTGTTGCAAGAAATACAGAAAAGGAGGTAATGTAAGCCTCAAAATGGGCAAGCATAAGTCTCGCTCTGGCGGATTGACGGCTGAAGGCGTAAGAAAATACAACAGAGAAACAGGAAGTAACCTGAAGACTGCTGTAACTACACCGCCGTCTAAACTAAAGAAAGGAAGTAAGGCAGCAAACAGGAGAAAGTCTTTTTGCGCTAGAATGTCTGGTGTAAAAGGACCAATGAAGAAACCAAACGGTAAACCAACCAGGAAGGCTCTTGCGTTGCGGAAGTGGAATTGTTGATTAAGATATAGAGATGCCAGATAATATTTCTCATTTTGAATTCCTGCTCGTTGCGGGATCTTTGGTAGGCGGATGGGTGAAGTTTCATTCCGACTACAGCAAGCTGTCTACCAGGGTGTCAGCTTTAGAGGCAGATAACGGAGAGTTCAGAGAGGACGTGAAACAGCTTTTAAAAGACATTCAAGAAATCAAGCTTTTGCTTGCTAAGAATCAAGTTCAATGAACGCTGTCAAATACAATAAAGGCGGGAAATTAAAAGTAAGTTCAGCTACTAAGGCTGTTCCTGCTCCTAGTGGGTTTCATTGGATGGAAGAAAGAGGTAGATACTTTCTCATGAAGGGAGATTACAAAGCTCATCCTGGGGCGGTAAAGGAAGCAAAGTTTAAATTGGTCGGTCATGAAAGCTAAAAAGAAGAAATTTCCAGATCTAACTGGAGACGGCAAAGTAACTCAGGCCGATATAGTTAGAGCTAGAATAGCGTCAACTAAAAAACAAAAAGCTATTGCACAGGCAATGGCAGGTGGAGCGGTTGTAGGGGTTTTAGGCGCTACGTCTAAAGTAAACCCAAAGGACTACCCTACAGCTTCTAAAAAGAAGTATAACAGCGGAGGGAAGGTGAAGTCTCGCGTGAACGAAGCGGGTAACTATACAAAACCTGGAATGCGTAAGCGTTTGTTTAACTCCATCAAAGCGGGATCTAAAGGAGGAAACCCTGGTCAGTGGTCAGCAAGAAAAGCACAGCTTCTCGCTTCTAGATACAAGAAGGCTGGAGGGGGATACAAAAACTGATGCGTCTTAAGAAGTCACAGAAGAGCCTTAAGGACTGGGGTAGTCAGAAATGGATGACTTCAGGTACTCACGCTAACAAAAAAAGCGGCAAAGGCAAGGAGGTTAAATCTGAAGGTAAGAGGCGATACCTCCCTAAGGCGGCTTGGGATGCACTATCATCAGGTGAAAAAGCAGCAACAAATAAAGCCAAGGCTAGCAGCAATAAGCAGTTCGTTTCTCAACCCAAGGCAATCAAGAAAAAGACCTCTAGATTCAGGTAATAAATTATTGCTATATTTGCATTCATATAACTAACACAAATGGCTACGACCACTGCAACACTAACACTTTCGAGCGGGGACCTTACGGGTGACGCTCTCGCGCTTTCATCAACTGCAACATTAACCAAAGCTGGCGTAACTACTGGTCTTGACGAGACTACAGGTGTTTCTAGAAAGACCTTCGGTACTGCACAGACAGCTTACAATCTTGTCGCAGCTGCTGATTACACTACCCCAATCGCCGCCAAGGTTTACATCAAAAACAACAGCACTACAGCTGCTGAGTTTGTAACTCTTGAGGTTGGAGCTTCTAACACGGTTATTGGTCGCTTGTATGCAGGCGATTGGACTTTGCTTCCTTGGGACGGAGCTAACGATATTGATATCGACACAAGCGCTGTAAACATGACTGTGGAGTACATGGTCATTTATGAAACTGTATAATGGCAACGGTACGCGCATCACTCAGCCTGAATAGTGCTGACGTGCTTACGAGCGCGTTGGCCTTAAGCACGGTGGCTAACCTCACTTGCGATTCTGGTGCTTTAATCAGAGCCAAGGTAAAAGGCACCACCCATGATACTAATTCTCTACGTATTTACGCTGCCGATCAGTGCAGTGAAAGAGCCTACGTGTATGTCAAGAATTTAGATTCGGAGCTTGAGCAATACGTTTATGTATACAACGACTCTGAGGCTGATGCGCTTGTAGCTAAGATCGGTGGTGGCGAATTTGCCTTTATTCCCGTTGCAGTGGATAAGGCTTTCGCGGTTTATGCTACAAAGGTAGACACGATGGTAGAGTATGGTGTATTTGGTAACGACAACTCAACTGTTCCGTTTACTGGAGCTGGAATAGATTAATAAATAAGACATGGCACATCCTTCAGAAGCTTTACCTAAAAACATGTACATCCTTAACGGGACTAACGATCTTACACTAACTAATGGTCGTCATGTTTTTGCTATATACAACCCAACCGCAGCAGCGGTTACAGTGGACATAACTGGTAGTTTATATACTTATCAGACTAATGCATACAAAGAGCTTTCAACAGAGACAACAGGATTCCCGATTCCTTCTGGAGGAACTCTTTACGGAAGGTTCACCAACGTGGGGTCTTCAGTCGCTAACGTAGTTTGCTACGTGGCTTAAATTGAACACAATTAATTAAATATAATGGAACAAAATAACGAAACCATTGCAGGGTTTGAGGTCTTCAGTAACTCTGAGGACCTTGCTGCTTCTATGAGTAGCACACCAGAACAACCACAAGCCGAACAGGTAACGCCTGAACAGCCTACGGTAGAAGAGACTCCAACGCAAGAAACTCCTGTACAGGAGATGCAGACGGAGCAACCAACACAAGAGAACGAGGTTCAGCAGGAAACTGCCGAGCCAACATCTGATACGGAGTATTCAGAAGGCGAACTCGAAGGAGCTGTTATGGAATTTCTAAGCAACCGCTTGGGAAGGGAGATCAGTTCTTTTGATGAGTTTGAAAATACTCAACAAGCTGAAGCAAACGCCATTGACGAGCGTGTTGAAGCCATCGCGAAGTTCGTAGAGGAAACGGGCCGAGCACCAGAGGATTGGTTTAGGTATCAGTCATTGAATCCAGAAGGTATGGATGATATGACGGCTATTCGCATTCAAATGGCGAATGAATACCCTAACCTATCTTATGATGAGCTAGACTTACTCGTTAACAGCAAGTACAAGATTGATCCAGACCTCAATACTGAGGGCGAGGTTCAGCTTGCACAACTACAGCTTAAAATTGATGGTGATAAAGCGCGTCGAGACATAGAAGGGATTAGAGGTAAATACTCTACCCCTGAAGCTGTCGAGTCAGCGCCTCAATCGCTTATCAATGACGAATGGGTGGCGGCAATGTCTAAGGAAGTTAACGATCTCACAGGTCTAGAGTTTGACCTAGGGAACGAGAAGACTTTCGAATTTGGCCTTGACGACAACTACAAGTCAGAACTAATAAATAAGAATGCTCGTCTTGACGAGTACTTCGACGATTACGTGCGAGAGGACGGAAGCTGGGATTACGACCTGCTGTCTTCGCATAGGGCTTTGATTGATAACATTGACAAAATTGTCAAGTCTGTTTACACCCAAGGGTTGGGTGACGGTCAAAAAACTATCGTGAACACAGCGGCTAACGTATCTACGCAGACAACCCCTACCACGAATCAAAATCAACAATCTGACCCTTTAGCCGCTCAGCTAAAAAACATTATGAGCGGTACTTCAGGTAAGATGACTTTTAACATCTAAAAAATAGAAAATTATGGCAAACTTAGGAACGGTGCCCTCACTTGACGGAGCACCAAACAGATTTACATCAAGCCCAGAGAAATACGCAGCTCTCGGCGATCTTTTGAACGCTGCTGCGAGCGGAGTGAATGAATTGGGAAAACCCGACGTAAGCGAACTCTTGGTTGAAACATACGGAGACCAAGGTATCACGGGCTTCTTGAAATTGACTGGCGCAATCACTGCTGCTGGTGCTTCTGATCAGATTGAATTCTACGAAGTAGGTCGTCGTCACAAGACGATTGCTTGGACTGCTGTTAGCTCTTCAACTGACGCGCATACATTGACCGTAACTGGTGACGTGGCTCAGAAGTACGACGTTCTCATGGACGTTGCTACTGGTCTTAGATACCTCGTTCAGTCGGCTTCAAACAACTCTATTGTTGTTCACGGCTTGAATGACGGTTCTAGAACTCCAGCGTCAACTGGAACGTTCGTTGCGATCGGAAACATGTACCCACAGGGCAGCAACCAACCAGGATCCTTCATCGAGCCAGAAGTAAAAAGATACATTAATACCTACGCTATTGTAAAAGATAGATTCCAGGTTAATGGATCTCAAGCTACTAACATCGGCTACGTAAACATCGGCAACGGCGATTACAGATGGTTTATGTACGGTGAGCAAGAGGCTCGTAAGCGATTCATGGATAAGCGTGAGATGACCATGTTATTCGGTGAGTTGCATGATGGGACTGGCACAGGCGACTTGGGCACTGGCAACGATATCGCTGGTTCTGAAGGTTACATCACTGCTTTGGAGAGCAGAGGCATCAACGTTACTAATGCTAACGCTAACCCTCTCGATTCATTTGCTGAATTCGATGACATCATCTTGGAACTCGACAGACAAGGGGCTCCTTCTGAGTACGCTATGTACGTAAATAGAAAGCAAGACTTGGCTATCGACGATATGCTCGCTTCTGGTATTTCTACTGGTGTTACTGCTGGTTTGGCTGGACAGTTCGGTGCTTTCAACAACAGCGCTGATATGGCTGTGAAGCTCGGCTTTAAGTCGTTCACTCGCGGTGGTTACACCTTCCACAAGCACGACTGGAAGCTGTTGAATGACCCAACTTTGGTTGGTGCTTCAAACAAGTTCCAAGGTGTTATGTGTCCATTGACTCAAGTAACTGATGCTCGCTCTGGCATGAAAGCTCCAGCTTTGGAGATGAAGTACAAAGCGTCTAACGGCTACTCTCGTGAGATGGAGCACTGGGTAACTGGTGGTGGCGTATTGGGTCACAACAACAACGGAGATAATGGTGCTGACGTTGCTACGTTCCACTACCGATCTGAAGTTGCTTTGTTGACTCGTGCTGCAAACCAACACGTACTCATCAAGGGTTAATTGTTTAATCTTTAAATATTTAGAAGCGATGATTAAATTTGTAAAAGGAGCGGGCTACTACTTTCCCGTAAACAATTTGCTTGGGATTGATGCTGCGACAGCTACTGTTGTTGACCTTCATTTCCCAACCCTTCAGGGTCTCCTGCAAGATGACAAGTTCGACGTATCTGTAACCTCTGGTAAAGAAACGGCTGTTGCTGAAGCGTTGATTGAAGAAATCAACTTTGGCAAGCAGGTCGTGATCGACTGTGGTTCAGGTGGTGCGTTCGCAGATGTAGACGGTGCGGTTACTGTAACCGAGCACTCTTAATAACTAATGTGGTATGGCGGGGGCTTCGGCCCCTGCTTTTACCCTCTTAAAAACGAGAAGAATGATTAATACATTATTTGCAAGCAGTGGCTTGTCCACAAAGCTCACGTCTGAGGAGGTTTTCTTTATTGCTGATGCAGCAAAGAATAATCGTCTTCTTGGAATTAAGGCTGACGATACGAATGATGAACTTAAGATTTATTTCAAAGACAGCGGTAATACAGCGGCTAATGAAGTTCTTACTCTTGATACCGTCGATGGTAAGGCAGAAACAGCAGTAGAAGATATTATCGACGCTTTGAATGCAATTCTTAAGAACAGTCAAGTAGTTAAAGCGACTGAAGGTCTAAATAGCGTAGATGGTGTGAATGGGGTTCAGATGCCTGCCTTTACGGTCACTAATACTGATGTCGCCATTAGCGCTACAGCAACAGATGACTTTACATTTACCTTAGGCTCTGCTACTATTGGATGTACTTTCTCTGCTGTTTTGACTATGGATGACGACAGTCATACATTTACTAAAACTGGAACTATTGCTACAGCTACTGACGCAATTACTTTCGACAGTACAGACTTTAGCGCTGGCGCCGCGACTCTTGTTGTTACTCTGACTAATCCAAATCAGCCAGATGTAACCAGAGTTGTGTCTCAAGCAGCTACGATTACTTCGTAATCTTACTTCCATAGATGAAACTGGCCCTACGGGGCCTTTTTCTTTTTTCTTATATTTGCAGTAATTAATTTAATTTAATATGAATACACCAACTAAAAAGGCTCCTGGACGGCCTAAAAGAGTCCAACCCGACGCTCAAGTAGTGTCTCCTTCCCCAGCTAAAAAGAAGCCTTCTATCAAAAGAAAAGAGCGGGTAGAATCCAATAAGGAGTTTGAGATCCCCAAGAACGGAGGCGTTGTGTTCTTGCTTCCTCAAAAAGGAGTGACCGTTTACGATAACGACAAAGACACAGTTAGAGAGATTCGATACTGCCCCAACGAGCCGTCTATCTATATGGATGAGCAAAGCCAAAACGCTCGTCGTGAGGCCGTCATCTTCAATGAGGGTCGAATCTTTGTACCAAAAGATAAGCCTAACTTGCGCATGTTTCTTGAGGCTCATCCATTAAACATGGCAAACGGAGGACAGCTTTTCAAAGAGGTAGACAAGAAGGTAGAGGCTGAACAGGAGTTGAAGAAAGAGTTCTTGCAAAACGAGGCTATTATGATGGTTCGAGAAAAAAGCATCGAAGAGCTTCTCCCTGTAGCTATTTACTTTAACGTGAGTATTGACCAACCAACATCTGAGATTAGGTTTAACTTACTTCGGATTGCCAAAAAGAAGCCGTCTGAGTTTATAGAGGCTTTTGATTCACCTCAGGTTCAGGTGAGATCAACCGTAAAACAAGCTGCTGACTATCAAATAATCAATGTCAAAAAAGACGGCGTTTATTGGTTTGACTCTAACGGGCTGATTGTATCTGTGCCTGTAGGTCAAGACCCACTAGATGTAATGGTTAGGTTCTGCCTAACAGAGAAAGGAGCTTCGGTTCTATCATCCTTAGAAGAAAAGCTAGAGCGTCTAGCATAAAGAAAGGCCACCTTCGGGTGGCTTTTTTGTTTCGTATATTTGTTTCATGGACAGAAAATTCTTCTTTTTCCGTAGGGAACCAGAGTCAGAGACTAGCACCTCTTTCTCAGACACAGGTGTGGGATTAAGTACTATCGCCATCCCTTCAGAAAACCTCACTTTTATTACAGCTGGCAAAAAGAAAGTAGTCTTTACGTTCAAGGATTGCAACGGCTTTGATGAGTCTACCCTTCAAGAGGGTGAGTCAATACCTAAAGCAAACATCACCGTAGCCTGTAAAGAGGGAGATGAGGCTGGGTTGATAGAGGATGTAATCAACTTTATGTCTAGAGACACAGCAAAGAATATCATGAAGTTTGATGTGGTAGAAGGTAAGTCTACGTTTGACAAGGCTGTAGTAGATACATTAGACGACGTGAGATCTATTATCCCTGCTTCACCAATTAAAACAACCACAAAGGAACTTGCTGTTGGCGATGAAGCTAAAAAGTTTCAGGGTACTATAGGTGAGATATTCTTCGGAGAGAACCTGCCAGAGTTGGATTACAACCACACAAGCATGGCTGATTTTGCACACAACGCGGTCTTTAGTTCATTCCCTAATAGAGGAACAGCTGGATCAGCCTATGATTTAAATCAAAGTCAAGGAAGCACAAGAATAAACGACCCGTCTGATACTAGCGGAGAATCTACTATGGCTAAAAAGGGTGTAAATATAGGAAGTATCAACTCATACAATCTAGCAAGCGAATTTACAATATCCAATGATTACACCATTTATGCTGTCTTCAATACTAATGGCATAGCTACCAGTAGCGACTATGGTGTAGGCGCTCTTTATGGAGATTCGGCTGGAGAGGCTTTTGGTTTTGGCGCACGACCATCGAGCAGCGGACGGGTTACGTCAACAAATAAGGACTTTCACTTATCTAGAAATGTTTTCTGCGTTAGACACTCTGGTTTAAATGGATACCCAGCCTTTGTTGATACAACCTCAACTGCTGATGGAACAAAGTCTTTTGAGATTCCAGATCCAAACCCTACATCACCCTCGTACCAGCCTAATAACGTTTTTATAATTAGGAGGGACAAAGACTTCAATATGTATCTTCACAACAGAGATGGAGATATAGTAGCTAGAATACCAGCCGTCAACCCTAGCGGGGATCCAGTATTAGGTGGTAGTGTAACGGATTCTGGAATACCAGGAAGGACTGACGGAGACCTTGTGTTGAATGCTATAGGCGAGACTGGAGGCGTAAGCGTATCTGGGAAGGTTGTTTTGAATAGGTTTGGTGTTATAAACAGAGACATAGGGGCTAACGAGGCCGCTAACTTAGCCAATCAGCTATTCGCCTTATACCGAGGTAAATAACAGCCTATTTGTTTTTCGTATATTTGTTTTATGGTAAGCGTATTACAAGTATATAACGCCGTAAAGGATATCGCCAACAAAGAGCAAAAGGGCTTTATTACACCTGGCGTGTTCAATTCCTTTGCCCCTATAGCGCAGATGAATATCTATAATGAGATGTTCTCAGAGCTTGTGGACGCTAAGCGTATAAGCAGGCAGAACTTCGATCCAGGCAGAGACAAGTCTGTAAGAAAGCAGAAGCTAGAAGACCTTTCTTTTTATCACAGAAGAAAAGGAAATTTGGAGCTTTCTTACTCTGGTGGGTTGCTTTCAAAGCCTCTTGATCTATCAAGGTTGATATCCGTTTATTGTGGTTTCCCTTTGTCGCCAGTTCAGGTTTCAACCTCATCTGATGGTGGGGCACTAACCAACTGTGAGATAGTTTACGACCCAGAAAAGATAGATAGAATTATAGGGAGTAATCTTTCTTATCCGACTAATGACTTTCCTATAGCCTTAGTTTCCGCTATAGATATTGAGATTTTTCCAAGCCCTCAATTTGTGGAGCTAACATATTACGCTAAGCCAACTTCGTTTGACAAGGACGGAAATATAAGCGAGGGGTCTCCTTATTATGATTATGATGTTGTAAGCTACAATGGAGATGATTTAGAGCTTCCCTCTAGCTCCTGTAGAGATTTCATGCTTCCCCCTCATTACCTCAACGAGGTAGTTATGGAGATTGCTAAATTAATAGGTGTTAGGTTGCGAGACCCTAATGTAACTCAGTTCGCAACACAAGAAGAAGCATCTGAATAATGGCACATAATAAAGTAAAGCTAAGTCAAATAATCAGGGACTTCATCATCACGCTTGATGGAGACGACTACGCAAGTAACGCTTCAGACAGCGCTATAAGAAACTTCGCATTAAGGGGTATTAGAGAGATTGGTTTTGATCTTGGTAAAAAGATAAAATCTTTAAAAAGAGATATACAACCTAATGACACGGTTATACTTCCAGAAGATTTTGTTGATTTATTAAAGTTAGGTATTGTTGACGAGGATGGTATCGTGAGGGTGTTCGGAAATAACAAGAACATAAATTATTCGAGGCGGAGATCTGGAGCTGGCGCTAATATCAATCTTGAGGTTTCTGACACCGAAGACTCAACTACTGGTGAAAGCAATGATGGCCCCTTAAATATTCCAAACAATTTTATAAACGATACTGTTGAAAGCAAGAGCTCTACAGGCGCTACAGGGGGTTCTGATAACGACTTTAGTCAATACGTATTCGAGAATTACATCTATCAAGGTGGTGCAGGAAGACTGTACGGAGCAGGTGGTGGTCACTTAGCTGGAGAGTATAGGCTCAACCTAGATCAAGATAGGATTGAAATAGAGACTAATAGCGAATACTCTCAAGTGGTGATAGAGTATATTGCCGATGAAGCCAGGTCAACCGACCCAGAAGTTCATGTGTACGCAGAAGAAGCGTTGAGGTCGTATATGTACTACAAGATTATAGAGCGCAAATCATCCGTCCCAGCAAACGAGAAGTCTAGGGCTAGAGCAGAGTACTATAACGAAAGAAGAAAGGCTAACGCCCGATTGAGCAACTTCACTAAGGAAGAGGCGTTGAAGACGATTCGTAAGAACTTTATGCAAGCACCTAAGTACTGATGCCGATAGATAAATTAACCCCAAGACAACTAGACTCCGACGCCGATAACAAAACTATCAGCAAGGTCTCTATGCTTGATGCTTTGAATCTGTACTCAGGGCCAGACAACGACAGCCTAACCATTGTAGAGGGTAAGCTAACTAAGTCGGATGCAGGTAACGGAATACTTAAGAACATTAAGGGTAATGAAAAGGTAGAGGGATCGCTTCCCGCTGGTACGAGGGTTATAGGTGGTATTGAAGACAAGAAGACTCGTATAACATACTTATTTGTTTATCACTCAAATGCCAGCAATCAAGGTGTTTTTGCTTATGACAGCGAAGGTTTGTTGCCTGGGTCTAATGGACCAACCTTAAGGAAAATATACACAAGCTCTCAGTTTAACTTCCCTCAAAACGGGTTTGTAAAAGCGGATATTGTTTATAGCGCTGCTGTTAGAACGTTCGAAGAGCTCGGCGAGGACTTTGAGAAAGATGCTATCATTTACTTTACTGATGGGGTAAACGAACCTAGAAAGATAAACGCATATAGGGCTTTTGAGGTTGGCAGCTCTATACACGGTAACGATGAGTTTGCCGAGGCTGACTTCATTACGGCTTGCCCTAAAACGCAGTTAAAACCTATAACGTTTCAGTTTGATAATGACGAAACGAGGTCTGTAAGTAATTTCGAAAGAACCGATGGGTTTCAGTTTGCCTATCAAAACATATACGTAGATGGTATTGAAAGTGCTATATCTTCTTACTCTGATATTGCTTTCCCCCCAAGCGTAATAGACCAAGGTGCTAAAACATATGTTGATCACAGTGCGTACAACAGGTGTGTCTTAACCCTTCCTGAGCAAGGACCAGAGATATCTCGTGTAAGGCTTTTGGGAAGGCAAGGGAATAGCGGTTCTTTTTTTATTATCGACGAGTTTTCTGCTGACACACTACAGTACGACTTCTATAACGATAAGGTACTAAAAGGTGTTAGCACGGATGAAGTAAATAAGCAGTTCGATTCAGTCCCTAGGACCGCTAAATCCCAGTCTGTCTCATCTAACAGGCTTATGTACGGGAACTACCTAGATGGGTTTAATAAATCAGGCACTACGGCAACAGCTGAGGTGATTTATAAAGAAAAGCCAGAGGATTTTATTGGTTTTAATGTGGGGTACGTACCTTCTGTTTTTAACTCTATTGGCGAAGCCGTAGAAAGCCCAGTAGATGGCATTTCTTTCTTTCTAGATTTTTCAGAAATGCCTGATTTTTTACCCGCAGAAACACAGGTCAACTTAAGCATTACACTTCGGCCAGATAAAAACTTTCATTACTATAAAGATGGAGGAAGCGGAATAAGCCAAACCGTTCAAAGGGGTCCTCAAGAGCCATCTAATAACCCCTCTGAAACGACATTTAGCGGAGTAAATTTTCAACAAGCTTTTGCTAGACCTACTGGAGATGCTAGCTCTGGCGTTCAAACTGTCGAAGAGACAGACGGTAAAATCTGGGGAAATTATTATGAAAATGATATTACCAGTGCTAGTGGTGCTGCAATGGAATATTCTTTAGCTTCAAATTGGAAATTAATAGATAGACCCACCATAGAAGGCTCTTCTGAGATGTCTGGTATTCAGGCTGCGCGGTGCGGATCCTCAGCTGCTAACCCAGTAATAATAAAGGGAGGTCCTTTAACTTTTTTCGCTAAGATTAAAACAACAGGTGATGTTGACAACGCTAGATCGGCATTAAATCTAGCCGTGCGTGAAGCTATAACAAACACCAATCTAATAATTGGATCAGAATTAACAGACTCGGAAAACAACCCTTTAAACATGCAAGTGCTGGAGTCTTCTGCCGAGGCTTCACATAGTTTTAACTTACCTCTAAATAGTGGTGATCTTATTCCCCAGGCGGAAATAGGAAACACCCTTGGGGGGCAAACCCTAGAGTCTTACAATAAGCTTATATGTGCTGTATGGGGCAATAAAGGAACTATGTTTTCTGGTGTTCCTGTCGGTTATTTTATAATAAAAAAGGGAGATTTTAAGTTTAGGTTAAAACCAATTTCAGATGATAATTATTTTGATCGAGACCCTGGTGTTAATTCGCACTTTGAGCTATGCCTTACGGGTGAATCAGGAGTTGAGACTATTACCTGTCTTCATGACACGGCAAACGACGAATTGGAAAGTACAGCCTTATCTTGGATCCTTATATCTAAAGACGATTTAACTGGTGATAATAACGGTTTTAATGTTATTGAAAACGGAATAGGTGCGTGGCTAGATGCGAACGGCATACAAGGTGTCAGTCTTTACAATAACCCCTTTGGGTCACCTAGTGAAGATCGAGTACTTAAAGGTTACGGGTATCAAGTTGGTTATTTAGAGGTAGATGAGGATTTCGGTCTTTTAATGAAAAGCTTTGTTAACCCATCCACCACTGGAACTGGTGGGGTCCCCTCTACCCTGCCTGATAATATAATTAACTTTTATTCTTTAATGGACGGAGAGGGAGGTCCAGGTGGCGGTAAAGCCAGAGGCGGAGCAGGCAACCAGAACAGGTACGATGTAGTCAATATGGACGCTCAAGGATCTGTAACTGTAAATCCTTATGTTAATTTTGATCACCCTAACTTAGCCGTGGGTGTCCCGTTCTATGATTACGCTCGAACTGTTTTTTACAGTGGTGAATTAATAGCACTGTCTCCAACTAGTGCGTCACAAGTTTTTAGCGGTTCGGATGAACCCATACCAACAACCCTGCCTTTTTTACAGTTAACAAGTAATAACTCCTTTTATGAAAACGGTGTTTTAGTTTACGATTTTGAATTCAATTACTTACTGCCTGAGCCCATAGAGGGTGGGGGTGAGGGTGCTGAATTATCTTCAGAAAGCGTAAACTTCAACAGCGGTCAATCGGTCATAGAGGGGGAGTCACCTGTGAATATATATTCAAACCAGCTGAATGGTGTCGAGTCTTTTAAAACAGAGGCAAATCACGACTTCGGTATTATATACTACGACGAAAGAGGAAGGCACGGATTTGTAGATCACTTAACATCAAAATTTGTAGAGGGGTACACCAACGAAGAGAGGGGGTCAGGCAAGGGTGCTGTTGAGGTTCATTTAACTTTAAATGGTACTCCTCCAGAATGGGCTCATAGCTATAAAATTGCTTATGCTAAAAACAGCACGGTTCAAGATTTTATACAGTACACTGCTGGTGGTGCTTTTGTGGGTGGTGATTCAGCTAATAACGATGACACAGAGTTAAACAAAAACATATACGTTTCTTTAAACTACCTTCAGGGACACCCTGTGTCGTATGTTAGCTCTTTTGGAGCCAGAACACCTGAAGGGGGATTAAACCTCTACAAGCATCAAGAGGGTGACAAGCTAAAGGTTATATCTTTTTTTGAGGGAGGAGCAAGAGAGTACACTAACTACGAATTTGATGTGGCTGACTTAGTTGACTTAGGTGGCAGCGACTCTAACAACCCTTTGGCTAACGAACCTCAAGAGAGTCAGCAAGGACAGTTTCTTGTGCTAAAAGACAACGAAAACGCCTCAGGATTCTCTTATGCCTCGGTTGATTCTAACACCCACAACTGGGGCAAAAACTGCGTTATTGAAATTAGAACTCCAAGAAAATCTGCTGAGATTGACGAGCAGGTCTATTACGAAGTAAGCGACCACTACAAGATTGTAAAGCAAGCTTCTGGTGAGCTAACTCACTCAGTGGGGGCTAGTGCTAGCGACCCGATTATTCTAACTAAGGGTGACGTCTGGTTTAGAAGGGTTGCAACTAACGTAAGAGATCAGGATTCAAACGGAATATTTATTGATATTATTCCCGATGATGACGGAGCAGATCCTTCTCCTGAGTCAAACTTTAAGAGCGTTTACCTAGAAACAGAGTCCGCAACAGACCTGTTTAGATCTAACTCTCACTCTTATGGTAGACCAAATGTGATATTTGAGGACGCTTCGGAGACGATCAGGGAAAACACTATCACATATTCAGACCCTAGCAACCCAGAGTCCACTAAGTTAAGGTACTCATCCTTCAACTCTTCTCTGGCTAATTTTAAGGACCTCTCAGAGACTTTTGGGGGTATACAGTATATGGGTGACCACGGAGACTTTGTTGTCGTTATACAGCGAGACAACGTGTCTCTAGTTCCCGTAGGTAAAAACATATTGTCTGACGCATCTGGCAATCAACAGCTTATTGCTTCTAGGGATATACTCAATGAAGCTGTCGTTTATCCAGGAAGGTCTGGTTGCGACATAGACCCCTCTTCAGTGTTTGATTCTGGAACCGAGGTTTTCTTCGCAAACAAGAATCTTGGTGAGGTATACAGGTGGAGTAAAAACACAGGGCCTCAGGTTATATCTGATATAGGGGTTTCCTCTGTTCTTAGGGCTATATTTAAAAAGGCTGTTGAGTTAAACTTGAATACAATATCCCCCAATGAATCAAGGATAGTTGGTGGATGGGATCCGTTTAAGAAAGAATACTTGCTTAGCGTTGTTGATGTTGAGTCTAAATCAACTATTGGCGTTGTGCTTGCAGATCAACCTAACGCTGATGTTATAGCTCCAGACGGTGCTGGGGGTGACGGAGATGACGGAGGAGACACTAACGCGCCTTCAGGGTTGACTGTTTTCCCAACTGATATCGAGTTTGGAGAACTAGAAGTTAATAAGCCAGAAACAAGTGTTGTAAACATAGTAAATAACGACCCTGACCCTATCAGCATAACAAGCATTACGTCAAGTAACCCAACTTACGATGTTGGTAGTTTGCCATTCCCTCTTATGTTGTTTGGTGCTGGTTCGGATACATCAAATGAATTTAACCTTACAGTTAATGCTTTAGCTTTAGAGGAAGGCGAACAAAACGGAACGCTAGAAATAAATACAGAAAACTTAGACCAGCCTAGAGTAACACTTTCTATAACGGGTAGCGCAGTAGTTGCTGAACCTCCAGCAGAAACCCTACACCCATTTACAGTAGCGTACAATGAATACAACAACACATCTTTAAAGGACGAAGACATGAGCGTAGATTTAGCCATAGAGTACATAACTAGCAGGACGGTTGACACCGAGCCTGTAGAAAACCACCTAACCCCACAACACATAAGGGACTTAATTGACATTGGGAAGGATGGTCATATGTTGTATTTTAAGTCAGATATTACTGGCGATGGAGTAGTTGGCGCCGCAGATCTTTTAGATTTTCTTTCTGTGTTTAACAGTTTTAACGTACTCGGAGGACCTATGGATCCAAACGTATCTGTTTTGGGCGACGCAGTTGCAATTCCGAGCCCACAAGCCAAGTCAAGATCAAATCAACCCAAACCGAAGCCCACCACAGAATTCAAAAGTGTTGATGACGCAATAACCTACCTTATAGCTCAAGGAGCCATGACGGTTGGAGAGTACTTGCAACTAAGAAGCTTTTTACGTCAAGACGTTGCGCTAAACCTGAATGAATCTGGCAATGTTTCAGCTTTTGATCTCATGGAATTCCTTCAAGTATTTGGAATGGTAACTGAAAACAGTGAACCTGCATTTTTACCTAGCAATCAAGGGGGGCTTCCCATTGGCGTCAGCGCTCAAGAAACAATAAACTGGTTGATTGATGACGGAACCATGACTATAGGGCAGTATTTTAATTTAGCTCAGTACGTAAGAGTGGAATGCAAAGCAGACTCTGATCAGAATAATTCACTTAGTACTAATGACCTACTAAACTTTATTTCTGTCTTTGGTGGCCCTCAGTATGGTGAGGAAGGTTACGGACCAGAAGACCCAGCATTCCAATTTTAAGGTATATGGCTCAGATAAACATAAACGAAAAGACGTTTGCTTTCTCTACGAGGTCCGACACCTGGACCTCCAGATACAGCTTTGACCCAACGTGTTACATGACTTCTGGGAATAAAATGCTGTCATCTAAAGACGGTTCAGGCGTGTGGCTTCACGATCAGCTATCTACTAGGAATTCATTCTATGGCAATCCAGCCGCTAAGTCTTCTATTACGGTTTCCGCTAATCAAGATCCTTCTGCGATTAAGATGTATAAGTCTCTTTCGTTAGAGACAAATACAAAGAATTGGGCGGCAGAGGTTTGCACGAACGTAGAGTACGAGGGTAAAGAAAAACAAAAAGGAAGCATAACTTCTTTTGAAAAGAAAGAAGGTTTCCAGTACGCTGAGATGCCAAGGGATGTGCTAAACTCAACGAGAAACATAGTTGGCAAGCCATTTACCGTTTCTAGCCTTACGGAAGAATATGGCTTTGGGGATGCTTTCGCAATTAGTGGTGATTTTAACAATGAGCTACAAGAGGATGGTGTTGGGCTTCCAGACGTAGGGGTTACTTTATTTCCCGTAATTGCTGAAGAGGGTTTTATTCCCGAAGACTACGCGTATAGTAAAACGCTTAATGTTAGTCTTTACAACGTACAAAACGGATCATTGTTAGAGCTATTTGACGTTCCTCAATCGGTGAACAATCCGCAGTACAATGCCGATCCTCTTTCTCTTTATGTTTTGGGATATAAAAATTATGAAGGAAAAGTGCTTTTGATGCTGGCGTATTATTCTATCGCAGAAACGTTCCAGAACAATATATTTTTTGATGAAATCTCCCCTTTATACAACAGCCAGCTTGTGTTTGTAGTAAACCCAGAGATTGACGGTGATCAACTGCGAGGCCCTTACGTCAATGTAGAGATATCCACGCAAACGGATAAGCATGCGGAAATCCACGCAATTAACGTAGATTACGAATTCTCTAAGCTTGACAAGCGTTTAACTCAAAATACTTAAATTTGTAGATCATGGGTAAAGTAAAAAAATATCAGCAAGGCGGATACAACCCGTTTACTGGAATAGACACATCAGGAGCTACAGGTGGATTTAATGAGTTTGGTCAGGGGATTGCATCCATGATTCCTGGAGGCGGAGCCATTGCTGGTCTAGGTCAGGTAGCTGGAGGTATAGCTGATGTCGTTGGTTCTAAAAAAGAGATAGAGCGTCAGCGCAGAAAAAGACAAGGGGCTAAAGGAAGGCGCCAAGAAGCACGAGGAGCTCTAGACAGCTTTGAGTTTGATGTTTCTCAAGCACAACGAGACTTAGCTACAGCTGGCATTCGACCAACAGACTTGTCACCCATGCAAGGCGTTCAAGCCACAGAGCTAGCCGCTTTATCTTCAGACCCAAGGGCTTTGATGGGGGGTATTGGCGCTTCTACAGCGAGAGCAAATCAAGCTATCCAGGCTACACAACAAGCTGACTTGAGCAGAGAGCTTAAGGCTATGGGTAATCTAGCTAACCTTGAGCAACGTGCTCTTCAGCAAAAGCAGGGCTTGCAACTTGGTCTTTTGCAGTCAGATAGAGATATGGCTATTGCTGATCAGATGCAAGCAGGTAAAAACATAGAGGCTGCTAGGGCTCAAAGGCGTGAAGGCGTTGGAAACATCGTTGGTGGTTTAGCTAATGTAGGGATGGCGTTCGCTGGGATCCCTGGGGGCTCTGCTGTTGGTAATGCCATAGCTGGTAATAATTCAGCAGAAAAAGCATTGGCTAGCTCCGCTGGCGGATCTACTTCGAACTTACTTGGTATGCTTAACTCTCAAGGAGGGGGGCTATCTAATTTTGTTGATTATTCAGACCCGTTGGCTCTTGGGGCTACTAGAGTTCAGAGCTCTTTTTTGCCCCCAGGAACAAACTTACTTCCTCAGGTAGAGGTTGATCAGTATAATAAAGAAGGCGGTAGAATTAAATATCAAGAAGGCGGTAAGATGAATAAAGATGTTATGATGCGTATCCTTGAGGAACAGCGTCCAGTACAGAAGACAGAGGGTGAGTTCAACCACGACACCAATAAGAAGGCTATCGTGGATGAAGAGACAGGGGTGAAGGAAGGCGAGGCTACAGGAGGCGAGTATATACTCAACCCAGAGCAGGGAGAGGCAATCAAAGTGCAGTACGACGAGATAGCTAGAATGATAGAAGAAGGAGGTGAACCTTCGTTAGAAGAGTTGCAGAACCTATACGATGCTGTTCACGAGGTGTTTAGTCAACCACAATTTAACGAAGCGTAATGGCAGTAGCTCCCACACAACAAGGGGAAAAAAGCTACTCTGACATGGTGAATGAGCAAATAGGTCTCATTCAGCGTCAAAGAGCAGCAAACCTAAATCAAAGGTTAGCCCAGGAGGAAAAGAATCGGGAGTTTAGAACTAAGCAGTACCAGAACATCTACGACTTCGATGTATCTGGATTGGCTGGAGGGGATGTAGAACTTCTTGGTAAGCTTCAAAAGCAACTGGCATCTGGATTAAATCCAGACTCAGACCAATCTTACTCAAACTCTCAGGAGCTTGTGGCTGATATAGCCTATATAAACAACGTGTATAACGAAATGAAGCGTTGGGGAGAGACAGGAATGTCAGGGCGACAGTCTTATCAACAAGGAATTTTACAACCAGACAGAGGCGACGGAACCGTATTCGTTGGAACTGAAGATACTTTGTCTGCTAGAAATGCAGCGTGGGAGCAGGGGGCTTTTGCTAATGCTCAAATACTTGGAGGGCCAGGACAGCGACAGATTATAGGGGATATGCTTGATCAGGACGGAAACGTAATGAAGCAAGGAATAGACTTCTTTCAAAACGAATGGAGGTCTAGACCCGATATGTTTTGGAGGCCAGAGATTGGAGAAGGTGCTAAGCTGTTGGATGGCGTTGCTCTCGACTTCTCTAGCAGAAAAGGCGTTGATTCTAGCAACGTGCAAAAGGTAGCTGCCGAGCTGTTTGATTCAGACCCAGCAACTATAAACAGAATAAGAAGAGAAAGCTTAAGGCAAATAAACCAAGAGAGAGCTGATATTGGCTATGAGCCAATAAGCATGGACGCTGCTGAGTCTACGTTTGACAGCCTTGGGTTGGGAGTTAATGAATTAAGACAGCAGTACGTTGATCGAGCTGTAGAGGGGATTGGGTTAAGACCCAAAGCAGCAGGACCTCAGACGTTCAGCGGAACTGTATATGACACTCAGTCTGGAGCTAGAGCTATTGGATTGACAAAGCCGATTGAGGTAGTTTCTTCTACGCTTAGCGGCGACGTAAGTCACATTGCATTGCTTGATGACGAAATGGTTGTTGTCTATGAAGACGCTGATGGGGAACGCCAAGAGCAAGCTGTAAGAGAGGGCAGCGACGCATGGGACAGCATAGTAGCTCAGTCTGGAGGGTTAGATGCTTTGGCTAAGATGGTCACAAATAAAAACACTGTGTCTGACAATCAACCACAAGGACAAGGCTCTCCTTCGGGTGAGGGTGCTACTTCGGGTGAAGATGGAAAAACCGCAGAAGAGAAAATAAACGAGCTAGACAAGCAAATAACGGATGATACGGCACGACTAAATGAGCTTGAGTCTCAACCTAGAAAAAACAATCAAGCACTCAGGGAGATTGAAAGCCTAAAGCAAAAGCTGAAGAAGGCCGAGGACGAGAAGTCCATTTTAAATGAAATGGATCCCGTTGACGCAGAGATTAATGAGTTACAAAGAGAAATCGCCAGCCTCGAAAGGCAACCTGAAGAAAATAGATCTGGATTTACTAAATCAAGAATCAATCAGTTAAAAGAAGAGGTTATTCAGCTTACCGAAAGCAAGCCTGAACCTGAGCCTGTCAACCCTGAACCCTCTTTTAAAACAGAAAAAGGTGAAACTTATACCGCTGATCAGCTTGAACCCAACTTAGAGGACTGGGAAAAAAGTCTTAGAGCTGGAGACAAAGGTGTTAAGTCTGGGGTTGCCGTTATAGCTAAAAACTTTGGTAACCTTAGACCAAATCCAGCTAACCCTTATCGATCTGGCGTCTATGAGGTTTCTTCCGATAATAAATATCAGAACTTTTCTAGCTACGAAGATGGGCTGAAGGGATTGATTTGGGATATAAAATCCAAGCAACACAAAGATGGCCTTAGCAGTAATGTTGTCTCTAAGGGGGATTCAATAATGCAGGCAATAAAAGAATACGCTCCCGCAGCAGACAAAAATAATCCAGAGTCTTACGCTAAGTTTGTGGTTGATTTTGTTAACGAACAAACAGGGGGTAGCTTTACCGTTGATAGTAAGGCGTCTGAACTGCCCACTCAATTTTTAGTCGAGGCAATCATCATGAAGGAAGACATAAGCCTTTATAATGAGATGAAAGACAGAGGGTTTTTTGGAAACAAAATAGCTGGATACAGTCAAGGGATAAGTAAAAACAACTTAGTTTAAATTCATGGCAAACGGCAACGATTACTCTCAGTATACACAAGGTATGACTGAGGCGCAGGCCAACGAGTTTGCGCGTTTAGCAGAAATATATAACACTCGGTTTCAAAGACAGGGGGCTAGACCAGACATGGAGGGGTTAGAGGCCGAGGAGCTAACCCTAAGCGATTACAGCCAGGATATACAAAACATACTTAGAGACGATAGATATTCTCAAATAGTAGACTCTTCTAAGAGGAGGGCTATGGACAAGATGCTTTCTGATTATGGTTTTGAAGCTGCTCCTTACTTTGATGCCAACCCTACTGCGACATCTATAGATGTTATGAGGGCTACAAACTTTAATGGGTTTGCAGACAAAGAAAAAAGATACTCAGACCCAAGCACCTTCACAAACGAATCGGGCAGATCAAAAGCCAAGGAAGAGCTATACAACGAATACGAGTCCACATTTCAAAACTCTTTTTTGTTTCCTGAGCTAGGGTCTGGACTTAGAGACATAGTTCCAGACTACATAAAAAACGACCCAGAAAAAATGGCTGACTTTGAGTCGGCTTTTTACTATGAGACGGGTGGTGCTAAAATTGACTTTGACGAAAGCGGGAGAATAGGAGGCGTTTACACTGACAGCTCTGTTGGTAATTTTATGAGAGAGGGTGGATATAAAGTTGTAGATGTTGGAAATCAATTTGTTGAATGGGCTGCCACAACGTCTAACACGCTGTACTCAATTCTTGGGGGTGATTTAGACAAAAAAAATAAAGAGTTTTTAAAGCGTCAAGAAGAGGGTGAAATAGAGACGGAATTTCAACGATTAGAAAGAGGTAGATCCGAAGGTGTTGGTTTCAACGACCCTATCTTTTGGGCTTCCTTTACAAGCCCCGAAGCCCGACAACAGCTTTTGAGGTCTAGCAGTGGATTAAGGACTGTTGACTTTAACGCTATGATGGATCGTGGTGGACCAGACGATGCTGGTCAACTCTTAAGTGTTGGTCTTGATCAAATAATTCAGTCTGTACCATTAATGATAGACCTGGTTGCTGGTGGGGGTATAGCGAAGGGACTATTAAGAGGCACTTCAAAAAAATTAGCCACAGAAGCTACAAAAAAATCTCTTAAAGCTGTTAACTTGTCTGCTGCAAAAGTATCAAACCTTATGAATCAGGGTGGTGCTTTTGTAGTGTCGGGAGGCTTAGTTGCTGGTCAAATACATTCAGACAACATAGGTCAGGAGTGGTACGACAACCTAAGCGAAGGTGAGAGGTTTAATTATTTAGCTGTTCAAGCTGGTTCTGAAGTTCTTTCTGGAATGGTTTTGAATAGGGCGTTTGCTAGGGGTTTTGGCAAAAGTGCTATGACTCATAACATATTTAAATCACAGCAAAACGCTGTAAAAGAGTGGGGCAAGAATGCCGCTAGATCAACGTTTCTAGGTATTGGAGAGGAAAGTATCGCAGAGGCTGGTACGGCTGCCGTTCAGTACTACAACGAAGTAAACGCAAGAAGAGCTGGTGGTGATGAGTCCGCTTACATTGATGGAGAGGAGTTAAAGCGCAAGGTGTTTGAAGGCGCAGTAGCTGGTATTCTTATGGGGGGTATGGCGGGGGGTCTTAGCGGAACAATAGGCGGTGGAGCTCAAGCCACTCTAGCCACCTTAAACGCTAAGGCTGTAGAAAGTAAGAAGAAAGTTGATGAAGCAGCTAAAGCAATGGACGCTGCAAATACATTGACTGGCAAGAAGGAAGCTATGGAGCGCCTTGAAAGAGAGGTCAAAAGACACTCTGGGGCTCAATCAGCCCTGTCTAGAGCATACAACAGAATTAGAGAAGCTTCTCCAGAAAAGTTTGAGGAAATAGCCAGGCTACAGGGAGAGATAAATGTAAATGTAGAGAACTACAAAAAGAACACTAACGAAGAAGGTAGAGGAGCTTTATTTCAAGAAATAAAATCTCTTGTTGAGAAGAAGCAACAACTTGAAAACGAAGCATTTGAAGGTGACACGAAGTTTGAGGACGTCATAAAAGAAGAGTTTGAAAACGTAGCAAAAGAAAGAGGGGCTAAGGTCAAGGCTTTTAACGCTTCGATGGAGAGTGACCCAGAGACTTTGGCTCAGAAAGAAATAGCTGGCGAGCTTGAATCTCAGAAAGCATCTTTAGAAGCAGCTAAAGCTGTTAATGCGCCAGAACAAAACACAGACGACGACACACAAGATCAGCAGGGTGAGACGCAGGAGGATTCAGACATGCAAAGAAACCCAGATGCGCCTATCGAGGGGGTGGAGGGTGATGCCAATAACCTCATGAGTCCGACAGATTTGGAAGGTCAACCCCTTGCTGGTAAGTATAGAGACATTGTAGGTAGGGTAAACAACCTTCTTAAGGCTTTTAAGCCTTTGGGTATTAACGCTGTTGTACATACTACAGAGCAAAGCTTCTTTAACGCTACAGGAGCTACGTCATTAGGTATGTTTAGGCAGGGTAAAACCGTACACATAAACCTAGAAAAAGCCAACGCAGGAACCAACACGGTTAGGCACGAGTTTCTGCATGCTGCGTTTATGACGCTTACACCCCAGCAAAAGCAACAGTTCTTAGAAGAGCTAAGGTCAATTAGAGGTATTAACGCTAGGAATATCGAAAGGGCTGTAGAAGAAACTTACTCTGATTACGATTCTGAGAGTCTAATAGAGGAAAAGATAGTTAATATACTAGAGAACGCTCTTGACAGCACCTCCTTAGAGGCTAGACAGTCAACAATACAGAAGATTGCAAACTTCTTCAGAAGGTTGCTAGGGCTAAAAGAACAGATTACCGAAAGCGACCTGCAAGGCTTTGTGCGTCAATTTAGAGCCGCTGAGAGAAGCGGAGTAGAGTTCGAGGGGGGTAGGGCATCCCAAGGGGCTGATATGGACGCAAGGGACCTAGGAATGAACCGAGGAGGTTTTAAGTCAACAGCCTACCCAGATCTAATCCGAAAGAAGGTTAGCTATGCTAAAACCTTCCTGAACAAGACGGGTGAACAGTATCAGTTGTTTGATGAGGTGTTTGTTAATGATTACTGGCACTTCAGAAACTGGTGGATCAGAGAAACAGGCAACGGGAAGAGAGGTGACGTTCTTAGTGATTTTACTTACGAAGGTGAAAACGGACAGCGGAAGAAAATTAACCCACCAAGACCTAAAGTAGACAAGTCTACAGGGGAGATTGTTGATATGGAGCCGAAGCTACAGACTCCATTCGAAATGAAGTTTGCGGCTAATCAGAGGGCTGCGGGGCGTCGCGACATGTCGGCAGACAGAGATAGCGCTACCGACTCCTTAGTGGGGGGTATACTGGAGGTGGTCGGGCTAAGCAAAAGAGGAGGCAGGAAAGAAAGCCGAACTGAGTTGTTTGTTGATAGTCGTGGCTCTGAAACAGAAGGTAGGTCTGAGCTGCCAGTAGTGTTTAGCGACACCATCTTCACAGAGGGGTTGAGAAACATGCAGTTTCAAAACGAATACGGGGATGCCGTTCGTAGCACAATGGAGGACTTTGCTTTCTTAGTGCCTAAGGATCAATCAGGAGAGTTTGCATACAGCATTCGAAACAACGGTGACGGATCGGTTACTATAGAGGCTCATTCAGATTTTATACCCATTGATCAGGCAGGCGACGGCGAGAGCGTTGCTCAAGGAAAAACAAACCTATCAGAAGGTCTAGAGGCTCGTGTATTAAACGTAGAGTCAGAAGAGTTTCTTGGAAAAGAAGCGAATAGAGGTACTATGCAGGCTGATACTCAAAACACTTCAGCTTTCGCGGTAGGCTTTGATCAAACTAAAGATAAGTCTGGGGTTGCAGACTTAGTAAAAAGAGGTGTTTCCTTGATCTCAGCTCACATAGATAGAGCTAAGGCTGAGGCTATTGAGGCTACGTTAATTAGAATGGCTCTTGAAGAAGCCAAAGGAATGAAAGACGGGGACATAGGATACATAACCGTTTATCAAACACTGCTAAGCCCTGACTCAACCTTGGGTAATCCTCTTGTGTTTAGCGATATGTTTTTGGGTAAATACGAATCCAGAGATGGTTCGTTAAAGCGATTTGTAGAAAAACAAAGGCTTGTTGATTTCTTAAACTCTTCTTTTAAGAAAGACGCACCTCTAAAGAATAGCGTTCGAAACCTACTTGAAGGAGGAACTGGACTTGAGAGTGTCTTTGATTTAATAAAAACTGGTGAAGAGGTAGTACTTACTGACGAGCAATACAATGAAATTTCTCAGCTGATTGGTGAAAATTCCAGGGCTTTTAGCTTCAATCAAAGAACTGAAATAGCGAAGGCTTTGTTTAAAGATCGAAACATTTCTAAGACGATTTTTCTAAACAAGCACAATGATCCAATATGGCAAAAAGCGGGAGTTGAAAAAGGGGAGATTGTTGCCTATACTGTAATACCATTTAAGTACAATAAAAAGGGTAAAACCGACAGGGCTAAAATAGAGGGGTTTATATCCAGAACTGACTCCAATAAAGATAATCCGTTTCAGGGTTTAATTGTTCCTGCTGCTGTTGTTGACGGAAAGATTGTTGACGGAGCTCAACTAGAAGACAGGGACGGAAACAAAGTTCCATTACCTCAAACTAAGATACCGACTAAAGCTTATCACGTTACGGAGGTGTTTGGAGGGAAGTATAAGAGACTGTCAAAAGACAAGGGTCAAGGCTTGGTTGATGAAAATGTTGACTTAAGAAAAAAACCTGAAAGCGAGCAGCAAGGATTGATGAACACACAGGTGGCTATTGGAATTAGAGGCAGGGCTTTTGATCCAGATAACTCCACCGTGCGTATTAACGAGGACAGTGAAGCCCAAGGTGTTAAAAGTAAAAAACAAACGAAAAAAACCGCTGAGGTAATTAGAGAATCAAGAGATTTAGGGTTGAGCTTAGATAATCAAACTGAACTGCCGTTTGAGCCTAACAACCTAAACTCATTTCAGGCTTTCATGGCTCGTATGGATCAGCTGTTCGCTAACAAGTATGCTAACGTAATGCGTTTGCAGAAAACCATTGAAAAAGCCAAGGGTAAGGTAGTAGACTTGAGCAAGGACTTCATAAATGCTGAGGCTCTTCTTTACGGTAAGACAGCTAACGATCTTGACAAGCTGGATGGTAAGGTAAAAGACATCTCTCTAGAGATGAAGGACAAGGGTCTTAACTCCGAGGATGTATCAGAGTATCTCATCGCAAGACACGCAAAAGAGCGTAATGCTGTCATCTCCGAGCGTACAGAAGGCAAGGACGAGGCTGGCAGTGGTATGACCAACGAGAGGGCTGACGAGATCATGAACAGCCTTTCGCCCGAAAAGAAAGCTGCTCTTGAGTCAGTAGCCGCTAAGGTTGATGCCATCACAGCAGATACTAGAAAGACTATGGTCGAATTTGGACTCGAAGAGAAGTCTACAATCGACGCTTTTGAGGCTATGTTCCAAAACTACGTACCTCTTGGAGGTTTGGCTTTGGATGAACAAAACGCAGATACCTCACTCTACCCAACAGGCGGAGCAGGCATGAGCGTATACGGAGATACAACGAAACGAGCTAGAGGTCGTAAGAGCGAAGCACAAAATGTACTCGCACAGGCGATTGCACAGAACGCAGCTGTACACGCCAAGGCACGTAAGAACGAAGCACTATCATCACTTTACAAGCTCGTAAAGGATAACCCTAACCCTAAGGTATGGAGACTCGCTAAGGAGGTTCCGTTCGACGCTCAGAGTGCTGTAGGTGTAAGGGTTAATGGTGAGCAACAGTTTATTGTGTTTGCCAACCCAGACATGGCTAAGTCGTTAAAGAATATGGGGGTTGAGAAGCTGGACCTTTTCAGTAAGGCTATGCGTAGGTTCTCTGGCTTCCTAAGACGCTCATTCACAACGGCTAACCCTGAATTTATTATCTCCAACTTCGCGAGGGACATCCAGTCAGCTATGTTCAACGCTATGGCGGAGGCAGACATTCCAGGCGGTCAGATTCCAGGGCGCCATATCGCGGCCAACGTGATGACCCGTGTGAAGCAAACCTTACCAGCTCTCCTAAAGAACGCGGTAGGTAAAGACCTCTCTCCAGAGATAGCCGCATACTTCGAAGAATTCAAGGAGGACGGCGGTCAGACGGGATGGGGTTTTGTAAAAGACGTAGAGACTATTGCAGCTGAGATAGAGTCAGAGGTAAACGAGAAGAGCAAGGCTAAGAAAGCATCCGAATGGATGGCTAGAAACAGCATAGAGGTTATTGAGAACGTGAACGATGCGTTTGAGAACTCTGTTCGTCTTGCAGCATACATCGAAGCTAGAAAGGCAGGAGTGAGCAGGGAGAAAGCAGCAGAGCTTGCTAAAAACATCACCGTGAACTTTAACAGATCAGGAGAGCTCGGACCAATGGCTAACGCATGGTACATGTTCTTCAACGCATCTGTACAGGGTACCGTAAGACTTGCTCGATCACTGGGTACCATGAAAGACTTGCGTAAGCCTAACGGAGAGCTTGAGTCAAGATTTAAAAGGCTGAATGCAGCTCAGAAGATGGCCTTTGGATTATCCCTTACTACTGGTATGCTTACGATGGTAAACATGGCGATGAGTGACGACGACGAGGATGGGGTTTCTTTCTACGAAAAGATTCCAGACTACGAGAAGGAGCGTAACCTGATTATCATGTACAGCGGAAAGAACTACTTTAAGGTGCCTCTCCCATACGGCTTTAATGTATTCGCAAACTTAGGAACGTCTATGGCTGAGACCGCTAACGGTCAGAGAGAGCCACTAGACGCAGGTATGTTCTTGTTGAACTCTGCGTTCAGCTCGTTCTCCCCGATTAGTTTTGGTCAGTCGAAAGATGCATCCAAGTACTTGGCAAAAGGATTGTCTCCAACTATACTAAAGCCATTCGTTGACATTGCTGTAAATGAAACTTATTTCGGTAGCTCTGTATACAGGGAGCAGTTCCCAGTAGGCGCACCTAAGCCACAGGCTGAGATGTCATACCGATCACCTGAGGGGGTTAGAAGTTTCTTCCAGTGGATGAACGAAGCCACAGGTGGAAGTGAGCAGGTACCAGGATCGGCAGACTTCAACCCAGATAAGTTCTGGTACGGATTTGAGTACTACATCGGTGGTGCTGGTCAGTTCATTACTCGATCACTTGGTACAGGTAAAGACCTCTTCGAAACTATCAAGGAGGGAAAGAAAGTGCCTATGAAGGCTAACGACTTCCCGTTCTTAAGAAAGCTGTATGGTGAGGCGTCAAAGTACTATGACTCAGACACTTACACGGACAATGCTAATCTAGTTTCTCAACTGTATAAAGAGAGAAAAGAAGCAGAAGACAAGAATGATAAGCGGTATAAGGGTGTGATGAAGCTGGAGTCTGCTCGAAAAGCAACAGAGAAGAAAATTAAAAGGCTTCGTAAGCTACGCAAGGAAGCAAGAGATATCAAGAACTACGTTGAAAAGCAAAACAGGATCTACGAACTCTACGAGAAAGAACGAAGCCTGTTGATGCAGTTTAACAAACAATACGAACAGCTACGTGGAAAAGATTAAAGACACCAATCTAGGAGGGTGGTTAAAAACCAAAGCTCCAGGCGTTTTAAGCATTGTAGGAGACCTCTTACCAGACAAAGGGGGTCTTGGTATTGTGAAGAACTTATTGAGCAAGGAGAAGGGCGTAGATCCAGCAGAAGCTAAAGCAGCTATACAGGCTGAGGTTGAGTTTCAGAACAACGTATCTAGACGCTGGGAGGCTGATATGGCTAGCGATGTTAAGATCGCTAAGATTATTCGTCCAGCAACTATGATCGTTCTTATGCTGTTCTTTATGGTTATGATGATATGGGATGGGCTTGATGAAAGCTTTATGCCTAAGGAGAGTTATGTGTCTCTGTTAGAAATACTTATGCTTACAGTTTTTGGTGCGTACTTTGCGGGAAGAACTATCGAAAAAACCAAACGATGAAACATCTAGCCCTCATACTATGCCTGCTCTCACAGCAAGTGATTGTAGGACAGGATTCCTGCGTTGTATTTGGAAACGAAAACATTCAACCTAGGATGATGGGGTACGTCCCAGAGCCGATGCAGTGGGAAGAGATAGATTACGTCTACCACATACACTACACCGACAGCTTTCCAGATAGCTACATACCTGAGGATATCATTATGGATGCTCACCAGCATCTGAACGAGGAGTTCGACGAGGCTATGCTCAACTTCGATCTAGTAGATATCGTGTACCACGACTTTGATGAGTTCTGGGGTGCTCCTGTGATCCTAGAGCAAAATAACATATGCGTACCGTATAGCCAGAGCGGGTTCCAATGGATGGATGCCTACGTAGAGGATCTGGTGTGGGACAGAGAGATATACATGAATGTCCATATATTCCCCACCTTCTGCAATGGGATACTTGGATTTGCCTGGACATCATACACAGCAAGCACTGAGCTTGAAGGGGTGTGGGTTAGGTCCGATGTGTTCGGCAACTATGGACCACAGCTAGCTTTCGACGATAGAGATCAAAATAAAACATTAATACACGAAGTAGGACACTACGTAGGGTTGAAGCATGTGTTCCAAGGCGTAGAATTTTGCGGTGAAGACCTAGGGCCTTGCGAAGAAACAGGAGACTTTGTTTGTGATACCCCTCCCACCAAGGTGAACTGGAACTGTGTGAATCCAGTATGTCCACCAGGGCTGTACGGCTATGAGCCAAACAATCACATGGATTACTACGTGGATTCCTGTAGGACGAACTTCACCCCTGGTCAAATAGAACGGATGCATTACATCCTGCCTATTGCTAGGCCAGGTATTACTGATCAAGACCCGTACTGCTTAGGCGATTTAAACGGAGACCACGTAGTGGGTATGGTAGACCTTATGCTTATGCTTGCTAACTGGGAGGATCCCACTTGGGCAGCAGGAGATCTGAATGGTAATGGATACTTTAATGTGATAGACTTTTCAGTCTTCCTAGGTCAGTGGGGCACAATATGTTACGGTGCCGAACTTGATCCTTTTTATAGGGAGGAGCCACTACCAGTCTTGAAACTAGAAAGGGGCCGAAGCCCCTTTCCATTCAAGTAGTACAGCTGGGATATCCAGCATTGATCTAGCCGCTTCATCGAACTGGGCATGCGCCCCCTTCGCAGTCATCAATCTCTACCTCATCTAATCCTAGCTGGGCAATTGATGTGATTGGAGTTACTGTCTTGCGCATCTCTAAGTATGTGCCTTCGTCAATCTCCTCCAGAGGAGCCTGCTTGAACCCGTGCTCGTTATGAAGCAAGAATGATACAGACTTTACATTCTTGAAGTTCTTGTCGAGCCACTCCTTGATACCATCTAGCTCTTCTTTACGGTAGTAAATAGTAACCGATACAGCATTGTCAGACCACTCAGCTTGCAGACGCTTGATCACTTCTAATTGATCCAAGGCTGTCATGTCGTTAGCGAACATGGTTCCTTTAGGGAACTTGCAAGGGAAACTTACAACGATAGTAGACTTATCTTCTGTGCCGTCAAAGTTCAACACGAATTCCACAGGGTACCCGTGCTTCCTGGCGGCATGTGCCAGACTGCTATCAGCTGACATGCGGATTCGTCGGATATAGTACTCGCTGTATCCAGGGTGAGCTCCTGGTGTAACGCCAGCAAGAAGACTAAGCGTTCCAGATGGCTTAACTGTTGTAAGCTTAATGGATGCTGGATATCCTGCCAGTTCAGAGTATTCTTTGTCATATGATCGTAGGTAATCATAGCAGTCAGCTAACCAAGAGCGCTGTTCTTCAGTCGCTTGCAAGTATCCAGTGACTCCGATACCCATACGCATATTCTTGTGTACGATATCCTCAGTCTCCTTTACAGCACATTTGATAGCCAAGCTATGCTTGTTAATTCTATAAAGATAACGCGCAACTTTCTTAAGCTCTTCGTAATGCTCAATGTTCGGAAGATAAATCTCAGCCAAGCAGCACGTCTCGAAGTTCGCTAGAGATTGCTCAGCACAAGGATTGAATCCCTGTACATCTGGATCTGGGTACTCAACCTCAAAGGTGCGCCCCATTCGGCGTGATGCCTCAAGGTTAATAAGTCCGTAAGGCTCTCCGTTACCGTTGTATCCTTCCCAGAACTCAGCAGGCAGCTTCGAGATATCATCACAAACGACAGAATTATTACTCATCGCTCTCCAGTTGGGGATACCTCCTAAGTCCCAACGCTTTGCTTGCAAGTACTCTACATCATCGCAGTCTCCGATAGCAATCTGTGCTGACCTGCGAACGTTACCAGCAACTACGATTCTACCAATGATGTTCATCACATCAAGACAGTCAACAGGGCTGAGGCGCTGACCTGATTTCTTGTTTAAGATTTCATTGATCTCTTGCATACCCCAGACCAGATCCTCAGGTCCTGAAGCTGTTCCTCCGAATCCTTTAATGGCAGAGCCCTTGGATCGAATGAGATGTGTAGCATATGTAAAGTCCTCACCTGTAACGAATGAAGCCTCTAGGACTCGCTGTAGAAGCTCTACCCATCCCTCACGGCTATCAGGCACAATGAAGTCTGCATCGTTTTCATCTATACGCTCTACCTTAACTCGGTTCTTAACCTTTGGTAGTTGGTATACGTTCTCTCGCTGGATGTTAAATCCTACACCTGAACCAAGCATAAGCATTTCGAATGCCCATGTGAATGGACGAATCGGATCATCTACTACGACAAATGCGCAGTTTTGTAAGGAAGGCAGACCCAATCGGTCAACTGTTTTAGTACCTAGTTGCCAGAGAAATCGCCCTGCCACGGTGCCTTTCAGCTCCATCATTATCTTCTTCAGCTCTCCCTCTTCGAATTGGGAAAAGCCTACATTGAGTTGGTCACGACACGCATCAATCACACGATCAACGGTGTCCTCCCACTCTTCTGTTTTGCCATCGGCAGTTTGTCTGGAATAGGTACGCTTATAGACAGCATACCCTACCTCGCCCCAAGGGACAAGTGAAGGATCATACATAGTAAAAAAATTAAAAAATTAAAAACGGACTACTAAGATAGTCAATAGTCCTTAAAATACTTCCACACCCTGTACGTTTCTAAAGACCTGAGGTCCAACAAGTTAAGTGTTGTTATGACATCCTCTCGATCTTTTCGAGTGTACTTTTTCTTGTATGAATCTCGCTTATGCGACACAAATACATCTTCCACATTCTCCTCGCAGTAAGACACTAGGTCTTCTCGATCTACGATACTGAATCCACCCTCCTCAGGCATGTCGAATGCTATAATCTTAGCACCACCATACATCCATCCTGGGTTGCCAGCTACGTTCTTAAACTCACACCAAATCTCATCTGGTAGGTTATTGCCCTTTACATCTACACCCCACTTACCCTCGATGCCTTCATACTGCATCCAGAAGTCAACATGCATATGCACATCATCTTTTCTGCCTGACTTCACGACCTGAAGACCTAAGTCTCTTGCCGCACGTTCGAAGCGTACTTCAGCTACCCTTCCTGTTGAGAACGAATATCGTTTCCTGCTTTGACTTTGCATCTTGGTTTGCTTCAGAATGTTCAAATGAAGCTTCCTTTACAAGGTCTAGCTCCTGGTTCATCATTATGCGAATACCAGCAACCATATTGGCTATGTTGCCAGAGTCCTCACGTGGATCTCCGTTTTCATCGAATAGCTCTTCGAAAAACTCATCAATGAGTTCATGAAGCCTTACGGTGGCTATCCTGTAGCTAGCTCCTAGCTGTTCCTTTGTTAACTCGTTTTTTGCCATATCCTAGTTCTTTAAGTTTTACTATAGCCTGCTCAATCTGATGTTTGTTTTTACAGATGAACAAAGCGGGGACTGGTTCTCCTGAGTCTATCAAGTGCTTAAGGAACAACTTCCAACGCATCGGAAAGTCATGATGCGAAGGAGTGTACCCTTTGGTTTCGATAATCCATTCTCCGTTTGGTCCTACGAAGTCTGGAGTGTATTTAATGGGAAGGACTATCGCACCGCTACGATCCGACAAGTCTTTCCGCTTAGTAGTCATTTTCAGGTAAGTTCCTGGATACCTAAACTTCTCCACGAGCATATACTCATGGGTCTCGTAGGTGAAGCTGATCTTATGCTCAGACAATAAGTCCGCACATGTCTTCTCTAATCCGCTCTTATACTTACCTAAATTGCGTTTTTTAGCTGATTTACGCTTAGGAGTTCCGCTTTTCTGTCGTTTCACTTAGGCTAAGTTACAGCCTAATTCTCTAAAAAAGAAGAGTTTATAGGAAATACAAAGGGTTCTTGCTTTCCACCCTCTAAATCAACAGACTCAAACATCATTTTCTGAGTCTTAAACGCACGGAATCCAGTTCTCGATGTGTTCATTTCAAATCGGAATGGCTCTTCTAGCGGAGTAGGCTCACCACCTGTCTCAACGTCACGCACCTTACGTACATGGAACTCTGTGATCTTGCGTTCCGCAGGGATTGGATGCTGTACCTTTCTGTGTATAGTCAAGAACGAATCTGCTCGATTGACGAACTTACCTCCACCCTCAGTGTCCTCGGCATAGGGAGCTACAGGTAGCCCATCCTCACCTTTGATGCGCTGTGAAGCTGTAACAGCGTGCATGTTTAACCATACCGCGATGTTATTTGCTGTAGAGAATGTAAGGAACTCAGATGCCGCCTCGTAGTGATACTCGTGTACACCAATACCTGACTTACCCATGTCGAGCTTAAGGCTGTTGTACGGGTCGATAAATACAGCATCTACCTCCTGTTGCTTCATTACTTTCTCAAGGAACACAATAATATCTGAGTAGCTGTACACTTGTTTGTTACTGATTACAGTAAAGTACTTGCCAACCCACTCGTATGCCTTCTTGCGCTCCATGTAATTCATAGAACTGATTGGTTTGTTAAGAGCGAATTGTATAAGGCTCATCTTTAGCGAGGCTGTACGATTCTCTGATGAGTACACAACCCACTTCCAGCCATGCCGCACGGTAGCGTTGACCATAAGATACAGAGCCATAGTAGTTTTACCCACGTTGCTGTGCCCATTGATGATAGTGAACTCTCGCTTGTACCTGAAGTATTGGTCTAGATCGGTATCTCCTGTGTCTAAACCTACAGGTATACGTCCGTTTGCGTAGTCATCAATCCATCTGAAGTCCTCGTCATCTGACGATATGAAAGACATATCCCCATCATTCACCAACATCTCACGCTGTGCCTTCTTCTCGTCGTCGATAGTAGTTCGGATAGGGTCTTGCTTGCCCTTCTCGATAGCGTCTCGGATGGTGTTGATGGTGTGCTTCTCGTCATCTACATCACGCTTGAGTATCTCACGAGTGAGTACACGGACTACCTCGTCCTCCTCCATACGCCCAGCAGCTACATACCCGCCACACAGCCTAGCAGCACGAAGAAGGGTAGCATGTTTCTCCCCGTCATCGCACTGACGTATCATACGCGCAGCTAGATTTAACTTTAAGTAATCGGTGTAAACTCCTGATTGTGAGACAGCTACCTGTGATTCACTCTTCTCGGTTGCGAATGCCCCGAAGGCGGATGATTCATCTTTGATGATGATGTCTGGGTCATATGACTCGAAGCATGCACGGGATTCGTTAATGCCCGATTCATCTACCTCTAGGTCATACTGCTTACTGAAGTATGTACGTAATGCACGGAAGTGATCGCGGTGTCGTTCAGGATGGGTTATCCTGACTAACGCCTTGAGCCCATCACCTGACGGAGATACCCAACAGCTGTATACATACGGGTCGGTACTGAGAAGAGCCTTGGATACATTAACATCAATGTGATCGAAATCCAGAACAATGAATCCGCTATGCTTCTCAATTGCTTGGTCTTTCCTGTCGCCAAACTCACCGCTGAATAATACAACGGGTAGGCTCTTTTTGAAATCTTTTTCTCCACCACGAACAGCTTCAATCGTTGGCGCAGAAATCCCCTCCTGTATTCTTTTGAGGGCAGTCACAATCGGAATCACATGGGCATCCGCCTTGGACTTTTTGTACAGGTCTTTGTATATCGTTACGTTCATCCGAGTATTTGTATTCGAGTAATAAATTTAGGTAGTGGATAGCCTTAAGCACATCCTCCTTGCCGTTCTTGAATTCGTGGCGGCATACGTACTTAATTACATTCCCCTCTATGAAGGGTATGTTATTGGCGGCTATGAAGTCAGTGGGTTGAATCTTCATTTCCTTGTAGTGCTTGCCTCCTACTTGTTTGTCGCTATGTTTCATTTGGTCGTGATGTTGTTCCAACTTGTTTTATCGAAGTTATGGAATCAATCACAATGGTCTTGTTCTTAGCCTTGGCTGTGAATAGTTCCCTCTCAAGCCTAGACATTGTTTTACCATCGTTCTTCATGATGTCCATAGGTTCGTTGTACTGGCTTACGATCCACACGTTTCTAGACTGTGGTCGCTTATTCTTAATAGTAGTGACCTTTGCGGTCATGGAGTATATAGGTCGTCCCATAATATTAGAGGGAAGAAAGGGGTAGAGCTTTCACCCTACCCCCATCCCTGATAAAGCAATCTATTAGAATGGAAGGTCAGAAGACCCTTCGGATTTAGTTGCTGTCCGACGCTCTTGCGCCGCTTCACTGTTAGGATCCCATACGCTCAGGCATGGCTTGCCATTCTTCGACATGAATAGTCGAAATCTAACGTTGCCGCCCTGACCCTGTGCATCACGCTTGGTGGTGTACTGGTCGATGGCATCCTTAAGCTCGTTGTCCTTGAGGCGGAAAGACCACCCCATCAACTCGCCATTGTCATTGTAGCTTGGCTCATCGGCCCAGCCTACTAGTACGCTTTCGTACTTCTTTGTTTGTTCACTCATTTGTAGAGAAAGTTAGTAAATAAGACATGAAAAATAATTGCACCTGCAATAAGAAAAGTTCGTTTGATTAATTTTTTATACTTCATAGTTTAGGTAATCTGTTTGTGGATTATAGTCTTGCTCAAGGAAGTTTGTGATACGCTTGAGAGCGTCATGAAACTTCATCTCTCCTGTAAACAGGGTGGAGTCAGAGCATTTAACGAGGGCAGGAAGGTACGGGTAAGTTTTCTCTTGTACAACCCAATAGAAATCTTTTATTCCAAATACTTGTGTGTAGATGTAAGCTTGGATGTCATATGAGAAGTCCTTGATAGCATACCGAAACTTCTCTGAGCTACGTGCTGACTTACTATCGCTAATGAATCCATCGCCTAAGCAGTCGAGGAATCCCTTCACTTGTATGCCATGTAGCTCTTCGAGGAATCCTACCTGATAATCACCCTTGAGGTGAGAGTCAAGCAAACCACATGTGGCTAGCCTGTCGATCATGTCGTTAGCCATCTTCCACTCATCTCCCGACACTATTGTCTTCCCTTCCTCAGCCGCTTCCTCTTTGATTTCCGTTAGCTTAGCCTTGTACTCGGCAGTAAGTGTAGGTTTCTTAGAGGCTTGAGCCTTGTCTGACAGCGTGTTTACGATAGCAGATGGAGACATGACTGTGTACTTCTCGAATGCTTTGTCCCGTTCGAACAACAGCATATCGTACATGGTGCCGAACTCTAGCGCATCTGATTTGTATTTGACTTCACCCTTCATGTAGCGATCGAACTGAGCCATATCGCCTAGGGCTTGCTTGAGAGACGAGTACGACAAGTGAGACTTGCCGTACCGCTCCATTAATTTATCTGATATATTCATTGGTCTTCGTATAATGGTGTGCCGTCTTCAAGCATGTACTCATAGGTTTCTATCTCAGCCCAGTGTGTGGGATTACCAGCAGTACACCAAAAGGCTTTACCCTTTTTGTTGATGTGATACTCTGCGATGTCTACATCACCTAAGAAGTCCTTATGCTTAATGAAGTAAAGCCCAGTACATAGTGGTTTCTCATCGTCATTATCAACCCATCTCTTGGGCATCTTAGAGTTCAGACATTGAGTGCGAAACCTGTGAAACGTAGCTATGTTGGTAAGCTTCCGATTCATTACTGGGTACTTGCTCATCGTACAAACTTCTGCAAGCCAGACATTTGCTTGTCTGTAAGGCTTTCACCGTACTTACCTACGATTGATTCATAAGCTTTCTTCTTGTCGGTCTGCGACTTGATGTAAGCAACAGCCTTGTCCATGATATTCTCAGGCGGGTCAGTATCAAACTTCTCCTGCGCTTTCTTAATCATCTTCTTAGCCTTGGTAGGTTCGGCAGTCTCTTGCTTAGCGATAGCATCTGACACCTCGTTAGCTGAAGCGATTGATGTGTCAATACCAATCCCTAACATAGCCAATGCACGACCGATAGCTGATGTCTCGCAGTTCTCTACGTAGCTAGTCTTGTTGATGTTGCTACTGCCCTGCACTTCGTGTGCATGACCTACTGATATGATGCGATGTTCGGGATCAGCAATGGACGCCTTGCATACACATTGAGCATCGTCTAGCACAGTAAACTCTGTGATAAGACTCCAGTTCTTGTACTGCTCCTCCTGTCGGAAGAACTTGATTCGTTCGTTGACCTCAACGTACTGCTTGCCACGAATGTTCGTGGTCTTGAATTTGTAATTACTCATACGAGTTCTTGTTTTAGATTTTCAGCTAGACCCTCTAGCCTTTTGATTTGGATTCGAATTGTTTTTAGTTTGTCCTCAATGCTGTTGTATCGGAGGTGCATATTGCACAGCCTTACAGCTAACAGGTACTTGTCTTCATACCCATCCCATGAGAATAAATTGGCTTCGTGCTGACCAGTGTGGTGTACTACTGTGCTGTGGTCTTTACCAAAGCTTTTGCCTACTTCCGTCTTGGTCATGTGCTGAGCCATAGCAACCATTAGTGCGGCTCGTGCCTGAACTTGTGGTGCTTCTCTAGATGTATTGGGGGTGAGGTTGAGGGTAGCATAGTACTCCTCTTGTAGCCTTTTAATGTCATCATTCATTCGATTTGCTGGTTCAAAGTTAAAGTTTAATTGTGATTAATGCAAGGAAAGGAGAGACTTTGTTTCTCAATGCTCTCAATGGTGCTTATCGCTAGGCAACTGGCACGTTGCAGGATCTCCCTGCACACCATCCGTCTCTCCCCTTGTCAGCGTTCTGACAATGCCATGTCGTAACTGCTGAGGATTTCGTAGAACTTAACGTAGTAATACATAGACCTTGACACTTCGGTAAGGCTATTGGCTACACGCTCCACAGATATACTATCTTCTTTGAGAAGGTCTTCGACCAAACTCTCTGCGATATCAGGGAACTGAGGTAGATACTCTGACACATCTTTGCTTAGCCATACGTCAATATCTGCTTCAAGTATATCGTCGCAAGCATACGTGGCTGCTAAACGTTCTGCGTTAGATGGTTCTTTGTTTTTCAATACAATTTGAATTGCTTGTTCGTTAGTCATATGTAATGTTTAATACCAGTTGTATGTTAGTCCCTGTCTTCTCAGCGTATGCACCAGACGGGGTGTAGTATGTCTTACCGTCTCGCTCATAACTCCATAGCTGTTGTGTAATTTCAGAATCCGTATTCCATCCCATCTTCGTATAATTTTTTAAGTTTAATGTCTAGTGTTCCGTCGTAGTAGTCAGCTTCGGGTGACCTCATCACCTCCATGAAGCTTTCAAATAGTTTCTCTGCGTCGGCTTGCCTAGCTAGCTTCCTGTGTACTTCAGGGTATTCTTTTTCTAGTGTTGTCATTTGTTTCCGTTTTTAAAGAACCATCCAAACTTGTTGTTAAACCAAGTCGGAAGATCCACACTCATAAGCCTCACCAACCACCCATAGAGTCCTGTCATTTGTGAAAAGTATTTCGTATTCGTTACCGCTTACGATGTTATTGTATCCGTCAGTCCAGTTAGGACTTTGACGCGGGTTGAACTTGATGCGGTAGTCTTGTTCATTTGGCTTGAGTCGATTGACCTCCAGTACTTGGACAGCCTCGCACTCTATCCATGCACACACAGTCTTATTCGCACCGTCGTGAATCTTCTTAGCCGCTGTTGGTTGCAAGCTTAACTTACAGCCTAACATAGCCAATTGATTATCCTGTGGGTCTACGTAGCTAACTACGCCTTCATCCGACTTTACTTGCCAGTGCATGAAGTTCTTACCTCGTCCGAGGTGGAATCTAACTTTGTACATGAGATTTTTGATTTATAATTCTGTTTAACTTGATTGAATGTATACTCCGCCCACTCATTGAAGTCCTGTGTTGGGTTGACGTGTACACTTGATCGGACACACACTAGCGTCTGCCCCATTGTTTATCTCTTGGTTCTTCATCGAAGACCACCATGCTGTCGTCATTGCTTGGTGTGTTCTTCACGATAGTCTGTGCTTGTTCTCGTGTGAGTCCATTCATTAGGACTTGTGGTCGCTTCTCCCAGTCACGGAAGACGCGGTATACTGCGTAGTTACTCATTGCTCTTTAATTTTGATTTGGTTTTCTTCGGTTCTCTTTAACCTCCGTCTTTTCTCCCTTGCTGACTCAAGCCGCTTAGTTACTCCAGCTTGGGTAATCGCAATGTGGGTTGTGTATCCGTTTTTAGTCATTGCTTTTTAATTTAAGTTCACTCATAACAGGGATTCGAGATACTTGATTCGTTTTTGCTCGTTCCTGATTCTGTGTTTCAACCGATGCATTTCTGAATCAAAAAATAATTTGAATGTGTCTTCACTCTCGCTTTTTTTAGTGAAACTCCATTCTTTCTTGAAGTCCTTGAAGCTGTCGTTTTCGAGGCGCTCTACATAAGCAAGTTCGCTTAAGCAATCGTCTTCGTGTTCTTTGGTTAGCTCTACCATAGCCGCATGGACTAGGCTCTGGATTTCTTTCCAGTCAATTTCTTCAGCAGGAAATAAATTGTCGAGGTCTTCTCTTTCTTCTGGGCATAGCTCCTCAGTCAATTGATTTAAGTATTCAGCAGAGGAAGGAATGGGTTCGTTAATTATAATCATCTCTGCTGGAGTGCTATCCATAGTTGCGTCTCCAATCATGTCTATAAGAAACTCTAAGAATGTCCCGTTAAGGCGTTTCTCGCTCCATTCCTTGTTCTTAGACCTTTCGCATCTGTCTCTAGTTGATTGTGACCAACTCCCCATAGGGCTGTTGATGAATGTTTGTGTTTTATTGTTCATATTAGTCATTGATGTTAGGGTTTTGTTCGAGGAAAGCATCAAAGATTTGTCGTGCCTTGTGCTTGGCGTATGTGTCCTGTTGTGTCATAGTACCTGTCCTCTGTGGTACAGGTAAGTCTTCAATCCTGAAGTTGTCAGTTACATACCCTGATGCTCCGTCGTTGATGCAGAAAGCTAGGTTGCGTATGTGTTCTTCTTTGCGTTCGTGTGTCATGGTGTTAGAGTTTTGAATATCTCGCATCAGTGCTTCTGATTCATCCCAACGGCGAGTGATCTCGATGGGTACGTGGTAGTGGGTATCGGTAACGGGGTCATGCCAAGTCTCCAATTCACCTGCATACGTTTCCTCTACGTATTCGAGGCGGTTAATGATTTCTTTTTTCATGTGATATTTCTTGTTCATTGTTCATTTTCTTCGCGGCAATCGCCACATATGTCACAGAAGTGATGGTCTTCCTCGGTCATTTGCTTATCGCAAAACCCGCAGTTGTATTCCTCATTCATAGTGTGTCTGATTTAGGGATTCGAAAGAAGTGGATGCACACATCGTCTGCATCAAGCATGGCTTCACCTCGGTAGTAGATACCACCAACAAAGTCAGCCCACTCATCCATCGGCATCGACTCAGTAGTTCCATGCAGGGCATCGGTAGCTTCCTTGATACACCCCATGTCTGTGGGTAGGTACTCACCATCGTACATGGCTTCGCAGTCCATCTGATTCCACATCAACCACTCTCGTGTACTGCTGTTAGCAGGGTTGAAGTGGTCTGTATCCCATAGTGGGTTGACCTCAATTATCTTGAGTATCTCATGTTCACTCTCTAGGTCATTCATGACGATGATGTCCTGTGTGCCGTCTGTATGGGTGATTATCTCTTCGTGTTCTTCCTTCATCAGGAGGGCAAGAAGCCTAGCCTTGTGTTCCTTGGCTTGTTCGAGTGTCTTAAAGAACTGAACCGTGGTATCGGAGTAGCCCTCGGCTAGTCCACATACTCCATGTAGGGATGCATATAATTTCATTAGATTGAGATTTTGATTTGGCAACATTGCCGATACAAAGATAAGACTTAGTTTTCAGAATTCCAAATTTCATCTGTAACTAACTGAAAATCAATGTATTTGAATAGTAGTTCGCTTGCTTCTTTTAATTCCTTTCGCAGTTCAGGTGAGTCATTCTCCATGACCACGGGACAGATTGAATCAAACTTAAG